GGGCTGCCATTCCTTCGTGGTCTTACTGATATTGCCATCTTCGAGCTCTTCCTCTTCCAGTTCCTTGATAGCGGCAGCCACACCGGTACGGTCACTATTGCGGAGTTCTACGGCACGAAGGAAAACCTTATCGCCAGCCAACCAACGGCTGACCTTCGCGGGCGTATGTTCCTCGGTGGTACTGAATACCATCGGCGGCTGCTCTTCGATGGCGGGTCGGAAGATGCTACCGCAATCCTCCTTTTCGTCATCACACAGGGCGATAAAGATAGGGTTCCATGGGGTACTAATCAGTACCTCCGATTGCGGTTCACCCTGACGCGAAACGGCAGGAAGCGTCACCTTACCGACGGCCCACACCTTGAAGTCCTTCTGAATGTCCGACGGATGGAAATGCCAGGCTGATTCTTTATTCTGGGTGTCGAAACCATACTGTTCGATGCCGTCGCGACTGAGCCAGGTCGTACAACCGAGGGCTGCCAGGTCTTGTGGCGTGAAGTCAGTCTTAGGTTCAAAGGTAAGAACCTCCTGCGGACGGACGGCCACCTGTCGGAAGTCCCTATAACAGAGCGAGGGCCATTTCTCCTCCAGTTCCTCACGGGTATGGCCCGCATGCTCGGCGAGTTCCATACAGGTGTGTCGCAGATCCTCACCCACACAGATAAACGTCTGAGGCGAGTGGGAATCCTTCTGCCACCAATAGCCATAACCCTTCATGGCGGCATAGAGTTCGATGGCACCATAGCCACCACGCTTGGTCTTGGTACAGAACCAGTGTTCTACGGGCTTGCCATAGAGACCGCCACGCTTGCGCTGGTAGATAATGAAGTGGGGTGTGGACTTCTGCTGCTGACCAGACGACTGACTACCTGGGGCCGTCTTACAGAACGGACACCAACAGGCCAACTGACCTTCCTCGGTCTGTTGGTCGGCGGGTGTCACAAGCATCTGCAAAGGCAGCGCTGCCAATTCATCAATCAGTGGGTCGTAGATCATACGCCTTAATCCACGTCAGGTAACATCGAGAAACACTGCCATAAGGCCCATGAGGTACGGCGACAGTCGTAGGTGGCACTATGCACATTGCCTTCCTCCGGATAGGGAGGCATGGCATCATATACTTTCTTATGGTCTGCCAGACCGTCGTGATGCAACAGACAATAGCGGTCGCCAATCTCGGCAATGAAGGTACGGGCATCACGACAGTCGTGGAAGTGGACGGGGAAAACTTTCTCCATATCGTAGCGACGCAGGATGGTGCGCAGGATGCTCACGTCAAAGTCGGAGCCTTGCGCCCAGAGAATAAGCACGTCGGCCTCTGTAAAGTTCTTAACCTCACACAGCCAGTCGATGAAATTCGTCATCACCTCGCTCAGGGGATAGCAGTTGCCGGTCAGCACCTCACGTTTCACCTCTTCGGGTTTCTCACTCCACCATTTGACTGTGGACGGATTGAAATCGAAGCCGTCGGCCACACACGAACGGATATCCACCTTCGCCTCGAAGGGAGCAATAGCCTTGGGGAACAGCTCTTGGGCATCGACGGCATAGCGGTTAAATACTACGGCGGCCAACTGCAACACAGCGGCATTGCTCGCCAGGGATAATGTTTCGAAATCAAAGGTAATGTCAACGATCTTCGTCATAATTGTCAATTTTCAATTAGAAATTAAAGAATTTCGTCAGGTTCAACCATTGGAAGTGGCAGGGATGCAGACGTTTCAGGGTAGCTTCTATCAGCAGCTTCATGTCAGACAGCGAGGCGAAGCGGAAATTGGGCTCGTGCAGCGTGACCTCTATTCGCTGAAGGTTCTTACCAATGCGCCTGATGACATCGTGGGTCTCGCGGACGGTGACGCGCTGGGCAATGCCGTGACCACATCCTATCAGATAGTCGAAAGTGCGCGTGAGCAACTGACGATTGGCTCCGCGAAACTGGAAGCACACCTCACCGTCCTGTGCGTCTCTGTCATCGACCACTGCCACGACATGCAGCGGTCGGTAACTATCCTTCTGCGGCCTTCCCCTGCGGCATAGTTTCTTCACCAGAGCCTCCCTTCTCTATCTCACGCTCAAACTCTTCGATACATGCCTTCACACCGATGCGCTCGTAGTCGCTCCAGTCGTCGGTCGAGAACTTATTCAGCACGGAGTTCGAGCCCATGCCCATCTGGTTCATGTGTTCCGTGAACACCTTCTTCAGACCAAACGACATACCCAGCACTCGATAGAACACACCCTTGCCGTTCACCATTTCGTCGATGGTGGGCAACAGGTGGGTATCTACCCCGTCAGGGAAGATCTCGGCACGGTGGGCATCGATGAAGTCGCGCTTGATCTGATTGATACCCTTCAGTTCCCACTCGTGAAAGCCCTCCTTGAAGAAACGGTCGTAGGCAAAGTACTGCAAAGCGCCATACTTAGCCATCACCGCAAAGAGCACCTTCTTCTGAGATGGTGTAAGGTCGTTACACTCCAAGTGAGTTTTCGGCTCTGTTATTTTTTCAATAATCATATTGTATATTTGAATTTTTTTATTTAATTTTGCGCAAAGGTAAACATTTTATTTTGTCAAACCAAATATTATCTAAGTTTTCTTTCAAATTTAACATTTAGCGACAAATATCATATTTGAGATTCAGTACATATCATATAATATATAAGTAGGCATTTCGACGAATTGTTACAGATAGGTTTAGTTAAATAACATTAAAACGAAAAAGATTATGGATTACTCGTACAATTACAGGTTTCTCAGCGAGTTTCGCGAGGAAAACAAACTGTCGAAGCGTGACCTCCTGGAGGCATTAGGCAGTTCAGACTACACAGGCATCAACCGCTGGCTGGATGGTAAGACTCCCATCCACCTCACGGCCATGCTACGTTTGTGCAACTACTACAACATTCCCATGAGCCGTTTCTTCTTCGATGCCGACGGCGAGAGCACCCTGCACATCCTACCACCGGACGCAGACAGCCAGACCACACCCACCGACGACTACGGCATCAACAACACGGCGGGCAAATCGATCATCGAGACCCACATCACCACACGCCTCATTTCCTCCCAATCCCAGGAGCGCATGGTCACAAAGGGCCTCTTAGAAAAGGATCGTTACTACGTGGGTGGCGCAGCGGTGAATCATGGGGACACAATGGGGACTGTCCCTGCTGTGAGTAGCGATAGCGGATTACAGAGGGACTGTCCCCAATGTGTCCCTGGCTCCTCAGAGCCAATGCCTGAGTCAGAAGCTATCCTCCGTCTCAAACTCGAACACGCCAACGAGCTCCGTCAGTTAGAGCGCGACAGCCACGAGCGCGAAGATCGCATCCGTCGCGACTGTCAGGCACAGTTCGATGCAGAGCGCAACCGGCTCATGGATATCATCGAACGCCAGAACGCGGAACTGGCCAAACTCTATAACGAGGGCAAAGAGGGCGTGAAGTAACCGCCACCTTATTATTATATATACGCGCACAAATAGTAATCCCCGCCTGGCAAACACGAGCGGGGATTACAGTTTAATTCCTAAAACAAAACTACTACAAAACGAAGGTTTCCCTACGAATCGGAAAGAAAAGAAATTTAGTTCGATATGTCGTACTCGCGGTTTGATACGTTATAGTTATAGATGAATTTCTCTTTGTTCGAGTCGTGCAATCCCTCTACCAGGCACGGACACTGACTGCCAATATAGAACTTATCGCGATGCACAAAGAAGATGGGCGTAACCATATTGTATAGGAAGGCGCTACGCTCAGGATCTTCCTTCGGCACGTCACACTCCAACAGCGCAAACACCTCTTCCACCGTAATCACCGGCAGGGCTACCCTATCCTTCTCGGCCTTAATCGCCTTGCGCAACCACTGAGGGGCATCGGACTTCGACTTGCACGGCTCGGAACCGTAGTACTCCAAGAAAGCCACGAAGGTCTTGTTGTGCAGGGTCAGTTCTACGGCTGCTGCATCCTGCTCCTTATCATCAGTCAGTCGGTAGCCGATAATGGCAGCCCACTGAGCCAACGACTTCTGACCCTTCACCATCGGCCATGTCAGATGGTCTTTGCCGTAAGTCTTATTCCAGGTGTCAGAGGGATGGAAACGGTCATCAGGCAATACCAGAATATCGGAGCGAACCATACAGTTGGGCTCATAGATGCCGTTACCCTCTGCATCATCCAGACGCTTGCGCCACACACGGGGATCGGGCGTAACGTCACCAAACAACAGATAGTCGATACCACCGTCATAGAACTGCACGGGTGGCTCATACTCTGTGGCACCGTACTTCTTTGCGTAGTCGTCGGCACGCTCACACACACGGATCTGGCGCTGCATCAACTTCTTCAGTCGCTTGCCAGCCTTGCTCTCTACATCACACCAATAGAAGTGTTTGCATTTGTCAATAACCAGTTTTTCAGCCATATCGGGGAAAGATTATATTATTTGGGCGCAAAGATACAAATTATTTTTCAATATCGAGTCATTTTCCCCGATATTATATATGTTAAATTTTACATCATATTAGAAAATAATAACAATTTTTATTTCGTCAATTCAAATATTATGTTTATCTTTGCCGACAAATTCAAATATCATATAAGATGACCAGGAAAAAAAAGAACCAAGACATCCTCGAAGATGCGAAAGCAGCGAAAGAGGCCGGTGCATCACTCTACGATTTCGTGATTACCCAGAAGGTCGATGCGTTTGTGGCTGCCTACCAGCCGGTAGATCGTGAGTCGTTAGCCACTCAGCGTTTCGACGAAACGCGCCTGCGTACCTTCTTCAAGGCATACCCCTGTACCCTGGGCGACCCGCTGACCATCTATCTCTCCCTGCTCGAAGGCGAAGGCTTCTTTATGAAGGTCTCTACGATGAACGAGCCCGTCATCCTCGCCACCGAACGCGCCACCGAGTCAGAAATGCTCAAACTGGATATACTCTAAGGTCACACAGATCTCACAGACAACACAGATTTTACTAATATTATACGATTATGGAAGAAAATTTTTTGAATTTCTGCGCACAGGAACTTCAGCAAGCAACATGCGAGGCTATTGTGAAAGAGGACTGGATTAAGCCTATCCTGGGCAACATGACAAAGGCTGCCAGCAAGGGAGTAATGAACGGTGTCATCTTCGTAAAAGACCACGAGGCCCTGAAGGATGACAACAACATCACCAAACTTTGCTTCTTCTTCCGTCAGAAGGGTTTCTTTGTAATGGTGAACCACAACGACGAAAACGGTCAGTTTATCAATGTCTCTTGGGATTGGAATGCCGACAAACAACGTGCCATTGACCTTGCGGAAGCCATCGGCGACCAGCTGCTGTTAGCAGTAGAGGGAATGACCGGCGACATTGAGAACATCAACGAGATCCTGGGCAACTATGCCATCGCTCAACTCAAAGGCGAGTCAAAAACTTACCGCAAAGCCATTGAATTGATTGAGTCACGTATGGCCGAACCAACGACAGAGGAATGATCGTACATCGTTTTATGTCTCGCGAGGAATACATCAAACTGATGACGGGTCAGCAGTTGGTGAATCACAGTAAGCACGAAGGCAACCGTACCAAAGCGGTTGGCTTCTGCTTCACTCAGGATGACCCCGACAAAGCCATTCACTATCTGAGTGGATGCGTCGATACTGATGTATGCCTGACATTCGAGTTCCCAGCAGAGCGCCTGAAACCCGTCAAAGCCATCTATCGCGACTACGAGCACGACGATAAGCTGATGACACGCCCGATTATCCCCTACAACTACGACGATGTTCCTACGATGGAAAAAACGGAGTACTGCACCACAGCCTACGACATTTCGATGTGCCGAGTGATCAACGTCACCACCAAGTACAACGTGATACCAAGCCGTCGCGACTTCGAACAGGTGATAAAGGTGCTACATGGCGAGAACCAAATGCGATTTGAAATAGAACTAATGAGTAACCCAAAATACCGTCGAGGATGAGTAACCGTACATCAAAGATAACCATACAAGAGGCATACGACGAATGGAGCCAACAGGACGGCAGTAAGGAGTTCGCCATTAAGACGCGCAACGTATTCAAGAATACCTGGAAGCATCTGGATATGAACATGCCTTGCAACGATGTGACCTTGGCCAAACTCCATGAGGCATGTAATCAGGCACCAGGATTGCCAGCCGATAAGATTAAGGCTGCATCCGTCATGGTGCATGTACTCCGCTATGCCCACACACAAGATCCTGCGGACTGTCCCCTACCCTCATTCGAATATTCCGATATCACGACCGGAATGTTCGAGACTGTTAAAGCGGGTAGAAAATTTCGCGAGAGTGTACCAAAATTGACCGAAAGCGTATCAAAATTGCCAAAAAACGATCCAAAATTGACCGAAAACGTTCCAGAATTGCCAAAAAGCGTAGAAAAATTGCCCAAACCTAAAAAGCAGGTGGTCAAAAAGAGTGGTCAAAAAGTGGTCAAAAAGACTGCGAAAAAGTCAAAAGTTGAACCTAAGAAGGAACAAAAAGGGAACATTCGCCTGACGAAGGATGGCAAACGATATAACCCTTCGAGGGAGCGTAGGCAGATTGCTCAGATTGATCCGAGCACGATGGAGGTCATTAAGGTATGGCCCACACTCAGCGAACCAGAACGTGCGCTGCGCGTGACGTCACTCTGGAGAGCTATCGCCAACCGTCGCCCGTCAGGTGGTTACTATTGGTGCGACTTCAGCGACATCGACACCTTCGAACCCTCAGAGTCACGCAAGAAGCCCGTCATCTGTCACAAACCCGTCACCATCAGCAAAGATGTGGAGTTTGTCGCTCCTCCTACCAAACCAAAGAAAGAGGAAGCGCCATCCGACGGCGTACACATTGGGAATGTACCGGAACAAAACCCTGCACTCTCTGAATGTACCGACAAAGCACTCATCGACGAACTGAAATATCGTGGCTGGCACGGACATATTCACCTTACTATCGACGTTTACCTATAACATATTTTATTATGGCTACCAAATGCAAAGGCAACGGATGCCTACTCAAAGGCTCCTGCCAACTCTTCGACTGGAACAGCACCGACGAAAACGCGATGGATCACTGCGACCCCGAAACCCGCGAGTGCTACATCACACGGGATTGATTTTCGACCACGAATTTCGCGAATTATACGAATTATATTAATTTCTTAAAACAAAACAATTATGAAACAAGAAAACGTAAATTACCCCCCCCTAAATGACTTGGAGGGTATGACGGTAGATGAGCTATTTGCTCTCCGTCAAAAGTGCCGTGAGGTGCGCGACAACATTTTCCACCGCACGAATGAAGAATCAGACAACACCCAGGCGAAACTCCGTAGAGAGTACCACATCGAGCGCCACCATTTTGATATGCAGCTCGACGAACTTCGCCGACAGTTTGATGAACTGAAACCCAAACAGGGTGAACCGGCAGCCAGAATAGAAATGGCCGACATCCGCACAAAGATGACCGAACTGAAATATCAGTTTTCGTGCAAGCGTGAGGACTACGAGGCTAAACTGGCTCAGAGTGCAACAGAACGTATGCGCAAGCGTGCTCAGGCTCAACTCGAATATGAGAATGCAGAGATTGCCGTCTGCAAAGCCATACGCGATAAAAATGGTTTCCTGAGCTTAGGACTACCCAATCAGAGTGTCGTTCGCACAGCCGATAACCCCAATGGAACTACATCTGAAGATTAACGACGTGGTGGGAATGGATGACGATGGTAAGCACGTCATCCGTTTCCCAGCCGAAGATCTGAAAGCGGCATTGCTCGAAAAGCCTGGCTGGGTCATCGATGAGATTGTACGCCCACTGATGCAGACGAATACCCGCATGATAGCCGAAGCACTCGACAACAACGAACTGCGTAACACCATCTATATGCAGGAGCAAGCCCGACGGGAGGGCATCAAGGAAAAGCGCGAGCGTAAACGCCTCTTTGAGATTGAGCGACAGCGACGCGAGGATCAGCATAAGGCATCCATCGCTACCCGCAAGGCCCTCGACTTCTACCACGATGTATTAGGAATTGAAGATTGAATTATGAGTAAACCCAAAGTTTTAGCACGAGGAGTAGAGTACTACGAGGACACGGACACGCTGCTGCTGATCCGCTGTCCCAAATGTGGCAAAGAAAACTATGCACCGAACGTCGCCAAAGGCATCTGCACCTGGTGCGGCTACGATGCCCACGAACTATTAAAGAAGTAGGTTATGGCAAAGATACATTTCATTCAGGCGATCGAGATACCCGACACGATAAGTCCAACGATATTCAATCTGGATGTCGTGGAAGCATGCCATAAACTCAAAAACGGCGAAGTTCTCTATGAACTACGTGAAAAGCAGCTATACCCCAACGGCGAACGTAGAAGTTGCAAGGGCGCTTTCGTAAAGAGTGGGCAAATGCTCTGCCAGGACACCGAAGGCTGGTGGCACGGACTATCAAAAGAACATTATCAAGAAATCATTAACTCATATACTTATGAATAGAAAAATCAGAATTATAGATGAAAACAGCCCTTATTACGGTAAGGAGGGCGAAGGTCATCTTTGCTACTACGACATCCTGCACGGAAAGAAAATTAACGGCGAGATACAAGACCTCTATTGGGTAATTATCGACGGCAAAGAGTTGAACTTTAAGAGTTTCCAGGTTGATGTCAACTACTACCACCAACAGGAGGATGACGAATACCGCGAGAAATACGGTTATGGCAAAGGTGATGAAGTTCAGGTGTTGGAAGTTCAAGAGGTCAGCAGCATGGCACGCGACTTTAAAGAACACAATACGCATGTCATCAGAAATATATCATACTCCTGCGGATTGGTATATTTCGAAGATGGCATCACCTGTGTACGCTGGCCCAAAGTGAATGTCGTAAAGAGGGCTGAGAATGTTAATTGGAAACGATAAAACTATTTAATTATGGCATGTGATTGTATCAGCAACTTCAATAAACTTTTGAAGGAGAAATTTAACGAGACAGCCACCGTAAATAGCGAGGTACTGTCCGGACGTGTGATTGTAAACGGCATTTACCACAAACCAAAGTATAAGGGTAAGCCAGGTGAGTATCAGCAGAAGTGGGAAGAGGTAGCCCTCTGGCCTAAATACTGTCCCTTCTGCGGAAAACCCTACGACATCAAGGAAATCTATGGCCCCGATACAGTAGAACTGAAAGAGAACCTTTATTGCACCCACGTAGAGCTGAATAATTGGGACTATGACGACAAAGACCAGATGCGTCCAATAACCTACGAGCTGAGTTTCCGCTACTATGGCGTAGAAGTGTCGGCCTATATCTCTATCATCAGACTACAGAAACATGAGGTGGACTTTAGCATGGTAGAATGCGACGGCGACCTATTGGAGTCATTCGAGAACCTTTTCCGCGATAGCGGCGAACTCTGTGAGAAGATCTTCGAGCTCTGCAAAAAGCATTGGGACGAAGTAGAAGGCAAAGATTCAGAATACAACTACGACGGCACCCGTCAGTAACATTATGGAGCAAATCTATCATCTTTACATCACCCACAAATGCGGTCACAAATGCCCGCTGTGTTGCAACAGACTCTATGACATCGACAAACTCCCCGTCATCACAGTAGAGGACTTAAACCAGGCCCATACAGTCTGCCTCACTGGTGGCGATCCGTTCTACCTCCTGAGAGAAGAATTGATATCCATCGTTGACAGACTTCGCATCCACTATAAGAACATCCAAAGGATCTACATCTATACAAGCGGAAAGATGCTCTGGATAGAAGGAGCCTATTCTCATTGGCACGAGCTGATGCAGTCAGTCAGCGGAATCAATGTTGCCCCGAAAGATTATGGTGATTGGGACAGACTCGACTATCTGCTTCAACAGCCGAAATGGTTGGAAATGACTGCACAGCCAGGAATGTCTAATCGCCTATATATTTTCGATGACCAGTGGAGTACCTGGGAAACCATCAGCAAAGATGTTACCCTTCCTCAAACATGGCAGGTGATAGGCCGCAAATGGGATAAGGAATTTAACACGCCCGAAAACGAGCACTTTGTAAGACTACCTATATTATACTGATTTGGATTATGAACATTGAAACATTAGAAGCTGCAAACAAACTCGATAGAGCGATTTGCGACAGAAACTTAGCGATTGAGCGTATTGGTGTAACCCTTCAGCGCATGAAGGAAGAGGGTTACGTGGTGATTGTTGACAGTTACCCTACTGACAACCCAGAACACCACAACCCGATAGATCAGTTGGCACTACTGCCAGAACTGCGTGAGGCCCTGCAAAAGGCTCAGGTACGACTCCGCTACGAAGTAACGGAACTGAAGAAAGATTTTGAGAGATTATAATGAAGATTTTCACTCCACTCACACCAAAGCCGATAGAGGCCGGTAGCGAACCACCAACGATTAATATCGCAGAGGTGGAGCGTATGCCGCTCTCGCTCGACGATCTGACTCCTGGTGATGCCATTCACTCAGACGATGGTAAGACCGCTATCATCCGCAAAGTGACTCCAGCCGGTGTCTATGTCTATATCGATGGCCTACGTAACGTGATTATGGAGTGTCAACTTCACCATTGGTTTTTATAAATACACATTATGGATAATAAAGAAGCTGCAAAGATTATCAGAACGGCTGTTCTGAATGAGGAAGGTAAGAATGAGTACAGCGACCAGGACAAAAAGATTGCTCTGGAGATAGCTGCTGAATTGCTCGACAGTCATCCCGAACATAAGATTATCAGTCGGGAGGAATACAAGAAACTGGCTCGTGTAGGCATACTGAATACCAGTGTGCGGGCCTACAATCGCGGCAATAGCGACTACAGCCAGCATGTCATTCAGCCCTGGTCAATATGGATTGACTGGAACCTGAACCCATGGGATGCCGACATCGTGAAGCGCGTGCTCCGTACAAAACAGGGTGAGAGCCGTCTGCTGGACTATGAGAAAATCATCCACATCTGCGAAGAGCGCATCCGTCAGATCAACTGCGAACACGAACAGGAGTAACGCTATGAAGTATAACGACGATGGAGTACCTCGCTGGGTAGAGCGGTTCTATAACGGACTGTGGGACATTCTGAAGGTGCTGCTGATTATAGCCTTCATAGCTGCTATTATCTTCGGGCGCATCCTCTTCGACAAATGGTATTTTAGTTGGTTAATGAAGTAATTATGAAGAAACGAAACTATAAGAGAATCTTTCGCCCTGGCACTCTGATGAGAATACAGGGAAGCAACTGTGTGTTTATGTCGCTCGGTCTCAATCCGAAAAACAACAGGCAGATTTTTTCCTTCAACGGCATGGATATCGTAGAGCGCAAGCCTGTGACCCGTGCTGATGGACGAGCACGCCCTGCTAACAAATGGGAACAAAACACCTATTGGGCCGTATTGAAGGAAATCACAGCCAAACAGGACAGCCTACACGTTAAAGAAGTGTGGACTCCTGAAGCAGAGCAAATGATTCGTGAAAAGCTGATGAGTGACTACGCTCAGGCCAATAACATGATAGACTATGCCAGTCGTGCCGACAAACCTATCAATGGCGGTCTTATCAAAGAAAAAGAATCCGTTGACTCCATGATTAAAGTCATCAGAGAAGCATTAGGAATAAAAGATTGAAGTTATGAAGAAACTTAGCAACATACTTAGTTGGGCCATTAACATACTGCTATTTGGTGGACTCGCATTCTTTACGGTAGCGTTTTTCCTTCGTGGCGATCTGTTTCATGCCATTATCGATTTGCTCTACCTCCTTATCATCGTGAGCAACGTTGTTTTCCGTCACCTCTATAATAAGATGAAGCGCGAAAACGAATCACTCCTGGAAGGTGGCAAAGTACTGGTAGAACAGAATGCCAAACTGACGGAAAGAATCAATAGGCTGCAAGATCCATTCCGCAACGATGCGGAGATTCAGATTAATGGCCAGCACGTCCGTATGGAAACCATCAGAAGCACCATGCGAAGAGATAAGTCATTCCTGATGGGCTTCGACGAAATGGAGCGTAACCGTCGCCTTCACTACATGGAAACGGTAGCCAAACAGGACTTGATGGAAAGTATCTTTGACACCGAACTGATAGAGATACGCCAGAACTTCGACGCTATCCACGAGGACACCGTGACCGCTGAGATTATCGTCGGCGTAAAGAGCGACAAACCTATTGATGAAATCATCAAATCATAAATTTATGATTGAGCCAAACAACATATACCAGGGCGACTGTCTGGAGGTGATGGACGGGATAGCTGATAAGAGCATCGATGCCATTATCTGCGATCTGCCTTACGGCGTATTGAACAAAGGAAATAAACACGCTCAATGGGACGTGGTGATTCCCTTTGCTCCGCTGTGGACGCATTACGAGCGTATCATCAAACCACACGGTGCCATTGTGCTCTTTGCCTCTGGTATGTTTACGGCCCAACTGATGATGAGCAATCAGAAGCTATGGCGCTATAACCTGGTATGGGACAAATGCCGTGCTACGGGATTCCTGAATGCCAACCGCATGCCATTGCGCTACCACGAGGATATCTGTGTGTTCTATAAGCAGCTGCCGGTGTACCATCCTCAGATGGAGGCATTGAACGGGCGCGAGCCAAACCACTCGCAAGGTCATGCCACCGAAGTAGAGACCAACCAGTGCTATGGCAACATGAAGCGCATCAATCCCACCTATACCGATAAGAAGCACCCACGTAGCATTATCACCATCCCAGCCATCCATTGCAGCGAGGGCCAGAAACATCCCACACAAAAGCCCGTGGATCTGATGCGCTATCTCATTCGCTCATATAGCAATATGGGGGGGTAATTCTCGACAATACAATGGGATCAGGCACCACCTGCGTAGCTGCTATCATCGAGCATCGCAAATACATCGGTATAGAGCGCGACCCTTATTGGTTCGACTACGCCCAAAACCGGATAAAAGAAGCAAGCCGACAACTGACATTTGATTTCGATATTTATTAATATGAGCCACATTACTATATATAATAAAGAGACAGGGGCCGTAGCCAGTTTCGAGGCAAAGGTGAACATCCCCAAGACGATAGCCGACGAACCTCGCGACTATACTCAGCCTGGGGAGTGGGAGCCAAAACCCATACAACTGACCGGCACCTGCTATCTGAAAGATGCCACTCCCATTGTTAGTATGATGAAGAAATGGCGTGAGCGCGACCGTAAGAACTTGAAGCAGCTGCTATGGCTGATCACTCATGGCTACACCGCTGACTTCAAATTCATCGTAAAGGACAAACGGGGACGCATGCACTCGGAGTTTTACCATGTTGACCGTCCCCGTATGCTCAAACTCCTTATCCGCTCCATCCGTGTGATTCCTCAGTATATCGTCGTTGACAGCCATAACGATGCCTACGAGATCCGTCACGGTAAACTGAAATACTACGGTTCAGTACTATACCATCCTAATCCAAATTGGGAAAAACTCTACAATGGAAACGAGGATTTAATAAGAGACACAAAGTTGATACTGAAGGCAATGAAAGTTGACCCAAGACTATACGAATAATAACAGATAGAAGTTCAACATTAATCATTAGGCTATGAATAAAATAGTTATCAAAGACATCCTCGATCTGGCTCTCCATGAGCTAACAGATTTAAAATATAATATCGGTAATGAGGAAAAGTTTCAAGAGTTCCTGAAGAGGCAGGATTTCTACTACAACGGCATATATGTCGGACATTCATTGAATGACTATCTGGCTGAAGCTATCTATCGCAGAATGACTGCAAAAGAGAGAAAAGAGTTCGAGGAATGGAGGAAAGCACACTTTTCACGCATTACCTCCCCTATCGAGCATGGAGATCGTGGAGAGTATTACGACTATGTGGAATGTTTCGACGGAAAGATATATGCCGTTGGTAATGAGCAAGGTAATTATGCCGGTGGCCATACTACCACTATGACTTTTGGTGGAAGAAATGAGATTGCTAACCAAATACTTCATTTTAAAATGGAATCATCATTGCCACGGCAAAAAAAACTGTACGAGCAAATAAAACATACACCGATTATCACTGAGGACGAATATCTTCAGTTAAAAGAACAAAGGCAGAAATGGCCTAAAGACTTTGATTACTATCTTTGGTTTGATTAATTCATAACTCTATGACAGAAGAAAAAGTATATCGCAAGCACGAGATTATGTGCGAGGTGGCAGAGGCAGAAGGCGATGCCTTCACCATGACATTTACCGCTATTGAAATGGATAAGCCCAACAGTTTCAAAACGGGCTTCAAAGACTATGCAGAACTGAAGGGACTGGCAAACTATATCCTCGGTCTGGCACAAGAGCTGAAATATCCAACATACGATATAACACATGCAACTGCAAAAGACTATCCAAACATCAGAGAATGCGTCACCACCATGCTCAATAAAGAGTTTGGCACCTTCATCTATAAAGGACATGGCGCTAACCTCGGTGTGTGGGAAACAGAGGACTTCCAGGAGTTGACAAAACCAATGGGAAGTAGTTTCTGGTCTGGTAAATTCCGTTTGTGGGTGTTCGTTCCATTCTATCAGGGCATACAGATCAAAATAGAAACCTACCTTATATCGGTTTACGAATGGGAAACGGTATTTGAAGGCTACATCCATCACATTGCCGAAATTGCCGACATCCTCAATTTTAACTTAGGACTTAAAAGGAAATAGTTATGGCAAAGAAAGAAGCTGCTATTTTTAAGCCAGAACCATATCTGGAAATAGGTCGTAAAACTTCGGAAGAGCTGGAGAAAATCTATAAAGAATGGGACTATCAATATAAACCCGAACGCTCCAGTTTTATTAGTGTGGTTAATAATGTGGGATGGCATATTAAAGACTTCGTTGAATACCTCTTGGAAATACGTGCTCAGGCATACTATGCACAGAGTCATCCTGCATGTGATATCGGGTTTAATATATTGGCCTGCCTAATATACATTGCTATACACGAAAAGATAAAAACACCCTTTGACCACATCTTAAATAGCGATAAGGGTTTTGAGTGGAAGTTAAACAATTTACATTTTAAGAAATAAATATGAACGGTTGGAATTTAAAGAAAGTTTTTCGCGTCAATGGTAAGTTGGTCGTTGCACGCGACATTGAAGATGCTATTGCCGTCTATCGGCTATACACCTCTCCTACACAGATTGAAATCACAGAAATTTCTCAGGTGTACGGCGACAGTCGCAGTCCGAAAGAGAATGCCGTTTGCCGTGATGAAGTCAGCGACCTGCTAAAAGATATTGCGGACATGCGACAGGCGATGGATAAGTTCAAACATCAGCTTTGGAAAACCAACGACATCACACCGGAACCTCTGAAAAAGATTCTGATCCTCACTACCGATGACACCCTGATTGGTGTATGGGATGAGAAACAAAAAACACTGAAGGTCAACCTCACTGGCGGCTGCTATGATATGGATTTCCAAAAAGTCGAAAAGTGGTCGTACCTCGAAGATCTGATTTACCTGGTAGAACTTATGCCAACACCTGAAAAATAATATCATGCCACGTAACGGGAAATACAAATTATCACTCAGAGCTAAGAGTGCTACGGAACGGTACAGCTTGAAGCGATTTCGCCACTTGCTACACTACTTCAGCCACAAAGACTGGAAGCTATTGATTAACTGCCAGGAAGAAATCAAGGTAGCTTGGTGTGCAGGGTACTTCTATGCCAAACAAGAGGCCGACATGCCAGCCGACAAATGCTTTGGATTCTGTCAGCGTGCCATTCGTAAATACCATTGGAACGAGTCGATGAAGATGACGGAGCACGGTATGCACTTTCGTATTGAAGACTACCATGGCCATCGTATTTTCGAAGGCATCCACTACGACCGCGAGCAACTATCAAGAGAAGCAGCCGAGCGCGTTGCCTATTACATCAAAGAAAACAACTTAGAGAAAGTAAAATGAACACCAAGCAAGAGGATAGAATCATCGAACAGGCCCGTCAGATCTTAGAAGCTCGCGAGGATGAACGGGCGAAATTGTTTGCCGTAGAGCACGACATCAAAATCAATGTGCAACGACTGGCCATGTATGCCTCCTATTATCAGGGAGCGCGAGAGATAGGCGTGAAGGTTCTCAACTCCATTCCACAACTACGGAGCACCAGAGGCGAAGAATGGCTCTATCTCGAAGCAGAATGGCGACTATACACATCGTCTGTCCGTAACATGCAGTTGATGATGGACGGCACAGAGATTCGTTTCCGCAACCATCTGCGTGATAAGAAGGGTAAACTCATCAGCGTCGAAGCCTACTTTGTGCAGCGTCGCGAAGTCATTTCAGAAATTAAGTAATTCATTAATTCATAAAATAATGAAAGCAAGGTGCATACAAAACTTAAACATCGACGGGGCTGAGTTCTTAGCTGGTACGATATATAACTTCGAAATGAGGGAATGCTACGATAACACGTATTTCCCTGAAACATTTGAAAACCGCAAGGAACATCAGTACATACGATACGAATGCCATGTGATATGCAGCATGGCAGGCAGACCCGTACCATCGGTAGTATATTTCTTCGACAGCAAGTTTGTGGAGAAATACCCGAAAGATGAATTAGACTTAAAGAGAATCCCCTTCGAACCATACTTCCAGATATTACAAGAGGTGGGCGAAGTAGAGGAAGCGCCAAAGCGACCAAAGGTAGATCTAACAGACCGTATCATCTATCCCAACTTTAAACCATCTTTCGAAAACATGGAACGTTTCAAACACGAAGTCCTGAATTATCCGAAGCCCTGTAAAAAGCTGACGATAGAGGTTGAAATGACCTACCCGCAAAGCGAAGAGGTTAGTACCAATGACACGATGGAAATTATGCGAAGCTATTTCCAGGAATGGCTCAACAAAGTATTCGCAGGCGGTCAAGACCTCTTTCGTTTCTCTCGCCTGAAGATCATCAACGACAATCAAGCATTGGAAATTCATTAATTCATAAAATTATGAATTGGAAGAAAATAATCTGTTCGCTGGTAGGTCATAAGTATGTTTCTCTTACGAGAATTGATCCGTACAAACCTAAAAAGAAAAAGTACTACTATCAATGTACCCGTTGTGGTCGGCGAACTTTTTTCAACCGCATACAAGATGAAATCGCAAATAGAGTATTAACAGACAATATCAATAAAACATTATGAGTAATACATTAAACTTTTACGACGAACCGCTGAAGGGGCGTATCATCAGCTCAGGCATTACCATGCCCGTGAAGAAGATTCTGGAAGATGGTCGTGTACTGCTGGATGGAATGGGTGAGCCATTAGACCCTGACGAAGTGGAACTGATAGATAACATCGACTACGACAGTTATCGCCCTCAGTTTGCAGGGAGAGCCATGCAAGCCATCCTGAATGCCTGCTGCATCAATACACAACTCCTGGAACAAATGCACAAAAGAGCATATCAAGAGGGATTCAAGACCATGGGGCAGTGTATAGCACAGGATGCCGTCTCATACGCCGATGATCTCATTCTGGCCCTAAAAAAACCTCGTAAACTAAACCCATTAGATTTTAAGTCCAAAGTAAATAAGGAAGAAGAATGAAAGCAATAGTACTACACGAAAATCTTTGGTGGTGGGGAAAGAGCTATACCTTCATCGCATCGGACGGCAGAGCGATGGTCACGCTATCACTCGATGACGAAAACCCACGCGCCGGATATATCAATTCGCTCATGGTATTCGAGACCGACAGGCAACAGGGCATTGGTACCGCTCTGATGAAAGAAGTGGAAGCCTTTGCCCGCAAGTTGGACTTGGATAGCATCTATCTCGATGCCCGCAAAGGGACATTCCTTATTGACTGGTATCGCAGACTCGGTTTCAACATCTACAACGACAACTGCGAACACACCAAAGGCAAATGTGTAGCCATGTGTAAATGGTTAAAAGAAGCATAGCGTATGAAACAACTCATTATTCAGGTCATACTCCTGGGTGTTTCCATCTTCGGGCTGGTGATGATGTATCTCTATGCCTACTACCAGGATCAAGACCGTAAAAACAGAAAAAAGAATGACAGATAAAGTAACCCCACAACAAGTAAGGGCCATCAATCGCATGCTGCACGATCCGGAAAAGCATGCTCAGGCCCTCATAGTCATGCAAGATATGCAACGACGCTTAGGCGAACAAATGGAAAAACGTAGAAGAAATGAAGAATAAAGATTGGAGAGGCGGTAGAGCCTCGGTATTCAAGACGCTGGGAGCGAGTAACCACACAGACCACGAGCGAGCTCATGGTGACTACTACGCTACAGAACCCAAAGCAACAGAATGGCTGCTGAAGTTGGAAAAGTTCGACGGCCCCATCCTGGAACCTGCATGTGGCGAGGGCCACATCAGTAAGGTATTAATCGGGGGGGTATTTTGTCATTTCACGCGACCTTATCGATCGAGGCTATGGCGAACAGGCCGATTTTCTCAGTATCGACAATCAACAGTGGGATGGCGACATCGTTACAAACCCTCCTTATGCCTACGCACAGGAGTTTGTCGAAAAGGCACTATCAATCATTCCAGAGGGCCACAAGGTATGTATGTTCCTGAAGCTCACATTTCTGGAAGGAAAGAAGCGCAAGCACCTATTTCAGACACAACCACCAGCACGCATCTGGGTATCGTCATCCAGACTGCTATGTGCCATGAATGGCGAGTTTGACAAACTCAGTGGCAGCGCCACAGCCTACGCCTGGTTTGTCTGGGAAAAGGGTTACAAAGGGGACACAGTTATCAAATGGTTTAATTAATTCATAAATTCATAAAACGATGAAAGTAGTATTGATTCAAGGAATAGACGATAGAAAATTCCGCATAGAGCCAGAAACCAGCGAGATTAAGAATCTGGACGGGCTTCAGGACTTAATAAAGGACACAGTATCGAAGGCACTGGATGCAGCCGACATGATTTGGAAGCAATACCCTAACTTCAAACAAATCACCCTCGATACCACCACCGACGAAGAGCGCAAACTCATAGCCATGGCATCACGCGCCAAAGGTGGAAACTAACCACTTACAGATTAAGACGATTCAAAACTGCTTAATATGCAAATAGGACTTGTGGACGTGGACGGACACGCCAAAAAGAAGAAATGGGGAGCCACGATTTACCCTAACCTCGCACTCGCAAAGATTGCGAGATACTGGCATAATAGGGGGGGCAAATCGAGTGGGCCACGCCCATGAAACACTATGATATTATCTACATGTCGAAGGTGTTCAACTTCACACCCGACGATACCTTTATCTATCAGGCCGACAAAATCATCAAGGGAGGCACCGGCTACGACATCCACTCTACCCTACCCGATGAGATAGACCGGCTGCAACCACTTTACGACATCTATCCCAACATCCCGAAAGATACGGCCTACGGTTTCCTGACTCGCGGCTGTCCTAACAAATGCCGTTGGTGTGTGGTACCAAAGAAAGAGGGACTGATACGCCCATACATGGATGTGGACGAAATAGCCATTGAGGGCCGTCGTAAACTGGTGCTGATGGATAACAATATCCTGGCTGCTGGCGACTACTGCTTACAGCAGCTACGCAAGATCATCGAACGGGGCTACCGTGTGGACTTCAACCAGGCACTCGATGCACGACTGGTAACGGATGAGATAGCACAGCTGCTGGCCAAGGTGAAGTGGCTCGATAACAACCGCATCCGTTTCGGCTGTGACACCCACGCCCAGATAGAAGAATGTGAGCGGGCGATGGCAATGATAAACAAATACGGTTTCACAGGTCAGTATTTCCTTTATACCATGCTCACCTCAGACTTCAGGGAGTGCTACGAGCGCATCGTACACTGGTGGCACCGTACACAAGAGACACGGGCTGCACACGAAGGCCGTTACGTCTATCCACATGCCCAACCCTACCGTGACCCAAACAATCCCCGCCACGTCATTCCACAATGGCAGAAAGATATGGCGGGCTGGGTAAACAAAAAGGCGCACTTCGTCGCCCATTCGTTTGAGGAGTTTGAACCACGCAAAGGTTTCAGATGCCGACAGTACTTAGAAGAATTTCTGTGATATCTGTGGTATCTGTGTGACCTAATCCAAGTTCAACTTATGTTTTTTCCAGCGGATGATGAAACCGACGATGGCGGCGAGGACTACCACATTGATGATCGACGTGAGCCAGTCATGGAAGCGCTGGTAGAGCGACGGTGTATGAGCCGGACGAATTTCCTCTTTGTGGTAGGCAGTGGTGTCGCTTTCCTCTTTGGCGGTCTTTTCCAACAGCAGGGCATAGAGTGAATCGATACGCTCCTGGCATGTCTGAATGCGCTGCTCCTGTTCCTGAATAATGCGCTGCTGACGAAGTTCCTCCTGGCGGTCGGTCTTACGGTTGATGGTACGAGCCTCCTGCGTCACCTTACGACCCAGCGAATCAATCCACGAGGTGACGGTTTCCTGAATCTGCTCCGTCTGCTGTTCGTTGGCGGTCTGATGGCTCAGTTCCTGTTGGAGTACCAGATGGAAAAGCGAGTCAATACGGGTCTGCTGCTGACTGACGGCCACCTGTAACGACGCGGATAGAGAGTCGGCCTTGCTGTGGTGGCTCTCGGTCTGGTCGATGACCACCTGTTTACCGGCACAGCCCATGAAGGCACAGACGATGGTAATGATTACCCACGAGGCAAACACGGCCTTCAGTAAGGTTACGGCATGGTCGAGTTCGCGCTTGATGCGGTTCTGACTGGAGTAATACTGACGGTCAGGACGCTGCTGTTCTAAAATCGGTGATTCTTTCTGCATAGATATAATACGTTTGATTACGCTACAAATGTACGCAGAAAGAACAAACACCATGTGACAAAATTAGGGGTAAATTTCCGTAACTTACCCCTAATTTCCCTTAGCCAACCATGATCTATGGCACGCGATACTTTACCTTGGTCGAACGACCAAAGGCAGTATAGACCGCCTCACTCCATACAGCCAGGTACTCACCTTCCAGACGCTCATAGACTTCATTAGAAGCCACCTGAGCCAATAACACATGCGTCTCTTGGTCATAGCTCTCGAAGCAAAGATCTCGCGCTGTAAGAGGCGTTTTCTCCATCATGGTACGCATTACCTCACGCCACCGGCTTTCATTCTCCTGCTGCTGGAAAAGGTTATACTGGCGGTCACGCTCCACCTGTCGGCGCTCCTCAGCCAGTCGGCGGTCGTTTACCCAGGTGTTCAACAGCGCCATGATATAGTCGGCCACATGGTCGGGCTGTTTCTTCTCTACGGCCTTCTCTACCCCATCGTAGGCGAAATCCTTAAACTCCTCCCACCATTCATCGGCCACCTCCTTCAGCAGCTGTGACAGGTCGTAGGCATTCACATCGGGCCAATGCTGACTATACGACGATATCAGACTTTGCTCCTGGGCATGGCGCTGCTTCTGCTGTTCGCGCTCGATACCCAACGGGCCTGGCACAATAACAAACTCGATATGGGTAGGATTACCCTTCAGTCGGCCATCGTTCTTTTTGTCCTCATAGGTAAACGAGAAATCAATCTTTCGCTCGGCAGAGAGCTTATCCATTTCCAGGCGCGACGGTTCCAGAATGAGTTTCTTCACCTTCGAATACTTATGGAAGGGATTATCCGACGGCTTCACGTCCGGATTCTCGGCCTTATGCGACTCAACATAATGGTCATCATCAATACCCAGAAATTCGCAGAAGTCAGGATAGGGTACCTGTTTACGACCACTCCAGCGGAAGGTGCTCAGATAGATGTATATTCGTGGCGTGCGCTGCTTCTTTGAGAATTGCGCTATCTTTGCCACATGATCCGTCCAACCGCTATTCATCGACAGGAAATCGTTCACATTCTCCTTATCCATCTTTACACGTATCTTACCCGTGCGCCAGCCATTCTCACCCATCGGCATTTCCAATCTGGAAAACAGCGACACCCAGGTATAAACCATCGAGCCGTCTTTTTTCTTCTTCGGATAGCCCATCGTCATACCCACCAAATCCTTCAGGGCCTGAGCCAGTTCCGGATAGTGACCAGGTGTAACACCCAAGTCCCGTGGATCTATCTCGAAGTCCACCGACGTATTCATTTCCTCCGGAGAGAATAGCGGCAGCCATAATTGACCATCCTTCTTATTCTCATCGATGGAGTGGATGATACGATCCTGCAACTTCTCTACCACACCGAGCAACACGCGCTGGTGCATCAGAGAGAAATCGCCAGCCACCTGCGCAAACACCTTGGGGTTATACAACCACTGTTGGTCGCGCAGATCCTTGATGATAGCATTGTCGCTTTTCATCAGCTGCTGCATCTTATCTTTCTTCTTCTTTGCCATATCTACTATATTACATTATAGAGTTACCAAGTTTTACCCCTAAATTTTACATGAGAGTTGATACTTCGTATCGACACTGCTCACGCTCAACAAACTTCAAGCGAGCTTGGTTTGTATTCGCTTACTCGCAGCGTTACGCTCTTTTACCCCTAAACTACGGGAGTTACGACGTTTTACACCCTCCGTTACTGAGATTTACCCCTTTGGTTACGACGTTTATCCCTTCAGGTTCCCGTGTTTTACCCCTAAATTGCCCGCAAACGCCCTGTAAATGGGCTTTTCGCGTTCCTATAATTATGTATAGTATATATAAATTCATAACTGAACTCCTTATATCTTAGTAATTAAAAGAAAAATATCCATTTAGGGGGTAAATTCCGTAACTCTCAGGGGCAATCACCGTAAATTTGGGGGTCAAATTCCGTAACTCTCAAAATTCTCCAATTTTTCAGAGACCTTATATTTAGGGGTCAAACTCCGTAACTCTGGAGATACTTCTCTATTGCCTGGAGCACGATGTCACCAATGGAGAGACTGTTACCCTCCTGCTGACTCTGCATCTTGATCCGGTTCAGCTGCTCATACATGGCGAAGGGAATGCGCGTCTGCACATTCTTCACACCTTGCTGTGAGTACTGAGAGAAAACCCCCGTAGGCTTGGTACCCTTGGGGAGGTTGGCCTGCTGCTGTGGCACAGCGGCAGACTCAACCGGCTCGTGCTGCATGCTCTCCATCATGGCCTCGTGTTCCTGAATGGCAGGCGAACCGGCCACGATACTCTTTTTCTTATTCGGTTTCTTAAATGAATTTGGCATAAATTACTCCTCCTCTTTATTAGTTAATAACTCCGTAATAAAATCGTCGTAGTCCTGAGCTGCTGTGCAGTCGGGTGCATAGTCGAAGATGTCCTGGTGCTGGAACTGGCTTTCGCCCACCTTCACACACTGACGGATGCGTGTCTGGAACATGTTGGCATCGTAGGTCTCACGCAAAAACTCCGAGGTCTCGCGGGCCAGTTTCGTGCGCTCATCAGCCATCACTATCAGGAGTCCACGCATAATGAGGTCGTGGTTTAGTTTGCGCTTAACATTTCGGTAAGCCTCTATCATGCGTCCTATACCGTCCACACTGAGCGAACCCAACTGCACCGGAATAATGACACCCGTAGCCGCTCCGAGGGCGTTAAACGTCAGTTCTGACAAAGCGGGCGCACAGTCTATCAGTACATAGTCGAACAGATCTTCCACGTAGTCCTCTGCCTCACGACTAATAGCGTCGGCACCCATATACAGGTTATCCATATCCAGGATATCGTTGCCAAAGAGCGATGCCAGCACCAACTTCGACTGCATCTGACGATGAAGGTCGGGGTCGATGTCCGACAGTTGTGGCGATGCAGGCACATAGAAGAGTCCCTGCGGATTGCGGTACACTGGCAGATGGTTGTTGTCGCCATCACGTAGCGCGTCGGCCACGGTCAGCGTCGAATGCTTCTGCTCATGGTACTGCTTCATCTTATCACGCCATCCTAAGAGCGATGAGAGATTACCCTGCGGGTCGAGGTCGATGCAGAGGATGCGTAGCGACGGGTCGCGACGGAGCAATCCTGCTGCCACGTTCTGAACGGTAGTGGTCTTGGCCACTCCACCCTTGTTATTCGCAAAAGCGATGATTTCTTTCAGTTTCATAAACTTATGATTTAATGATTTGATGAATTATTTCTTCCCATAGTTCTCTGGCGCAATACCCTGCGAGGCATTATCAGCCTGAGCGCGTTTCAGTTCCTTAATCATTTCGTATTCGTCGCTACCCTGTGGCGCTTTCACGTAGAGCAATTCAGGGCGACGGCTGGGGTCAACGAGCGTATGGCCCAATCCACGCTTACGGGTCATCATCGGGCGCTCCTCTTCACGATAGCTACGCTGCCATCCCACCTGTGGCTGTAGGTCGGTCACATCGGTAGCACGAGGACGGCGATCCTTCTTCTGCCAAAGGTTAGGAGCCCAGCACGCCATCTTATCCAACGTATCGAGCACGCCATGCTCACCCGTCCACTCTATTTCGTCCATATCCACTGCATCCAGACAGCCAACCAATTCCAGATAGGCATTCAGTCCAGGCACCTTGCAGACAATACGAGGCTCATCCAGTTCCTCATCGTACACCCTACCCTGCTGCTCTACCAACTGGCGAACGGTGATACCCTGACGGGCTGCCTCCTTCTCACGGTCGAAAGCATCGGCACGCTGCTGAAGATACTCACGACGCAATCGCTCCTGGTTCTGAGCAATCTCAATGGTACGATCGTTGGCACCATCTTGATACCAGGTGCGGAAGTCATGCACCTTACACACCAGATGCGGTGGCCATGTAGAGATAATGCAATCGCCCAGATCATTACGGGCCTGCACCTTCGTAGCAATGAAGGGGCCATGAAATTGCATGCCGGTCATAAAGTGCTGGCTATACTGATTCAGCCCTCCATCCCAAAGAGCCAACGGCTCCACAAACTTGAAATTCTTTTCTTCCATATATTTATGATTTTATGAATTAATGACTTAATGAATTATCCTTTGAAGGCACCAACGAGCACAGGAGCCAGGAACACCGAGGCTGCCAAAGCTGTGATTCCGCACACTGCTATAACGAGGACACCCACGATGGCGGCACCAATCTTCAGGGCCTTGCTCTGCTTATTCGAACTTTCTGCTATTTCTGCGCTTTCTGCGGGACTTGAATTATCTGTGTGATCCGTATTATCTGTGTGAGCTATTTCCAGCCCCGTGGCGGCCTTTTCTCTGGCCTCCTGCTCCATCGCACCACGACGATCCTCACAAGCCTTCACAGCGGCCTCCAGTTGCTCTGCTGTCACTTCCGGAGCTACATTCGTATCATTCGTGAAATTCGTGGTTTCTTCTTCTACGTCATCCGTTTCATCCGTGCAATCTGTGTTCGCTTCTTCCTCAGACGTAAACCAATCCTTCGTCTCGCTCTCATCACCCTCGAAGTCGATACCCTCCAATGGGTCAGCCATATCCGTACTATCCATGCAATCCGTGGTCTCAATTACTCTGTAGATCGTCGGGCGCACATCGTTCGCCAGTCCTACCTCCACCATGTCACCACGCTTCACACCCATTTCCTGCAACATGCGCTCACTACCCAGGCTGGCTTTCTTCACCTCACGGCCCAGAATCATCACCGGCTCAAAGTGAACCACCGGCGTTCTGCGTCCGGTCTTACCCACAGTCACCTCAATTCTGGTCACGCGGCTCACCGTCTTAGCTGCTGCGAACTTATACGCGATACTCCCCTTCGGATGGTGAGCGGTAGCACCCAGGGCCTTAAAGTCGCCACGATGATTTACGCGAATTACCACACCATCAGTAGGAAACGCCAGAGCCTCGCGCTTCTCAGCGTCGAAGTAACGCTGCAAAGTATCGCCAAAGTGATAGCCATCCTCCAGATTGTTGCAAACGTAGTACACATCCTTGAAGCCTGAAGCCTTGGCCATGTCGAGACCGATATTAGCCTCTGGGCCATAATTCCAGCGGTCGGCTATAACGTCCCACACACAGAACTGCAACAGTTCACAGTCGGGGTCGGGCTCCATCATGTTACACAAGCTGCTGGCAGCCGAACGGCAATCCTTATACTGGTTGCGCATCAGTTTCAAGTTGGCCTTCTTACAAACCACCTCGCCACGAACCTCTATCCTACCCTTCAGGGCATTGCTCTTTCGCATGAAGTCGTTGGTAGCCTCCAGCTGCTGTGGCACGTTCTGCATCATGCGCACATGGTCGAGAATATCCTGACCTATCAGACCATCCTCGCCACGAGTGCTGGCCTCGATGAGTTTACCATCCTGATATACCAGGCTACATGAGATACCGTCGTACTTCCACATCAGAAGGAAACGGCCCAGATCGCGACGAATGTTCGGGCGAATCTTCACGAGCCACTTATCCACTGCCTCTACTGTCTGGGCCTTCTGGCATGACAGCATCGGAGTGCGGTGCGCAATCCTTCTGCGTCCGTTGTCGCTCAGATCTGAGCCAACCTTCTGTGTCGGACTGTCAGGCAGCGTCCAGTCCGGATGCTGTTCCTCGGCCTTTGCTATCTCATCTACGAGCGCGTCAAACTCCTGGTCACTAATCACGGGATTGCTCTTAACGTAATACATGTGGCTGTAATACTTCGCCATCCCCACCTTATTCCAATAATCCTGCTGTAACATAACTCTACTGTTTTGTAAGTTTCTAAACTTGGTGAATAATCCTATAACCTATAACATTAGTTTTCGTTAATTTCTGACTTGTAACCAGGGCGATCACCCAAGGTACGCTTGATGATAATCTCCCAATCACCGGCAACAGACCAGAACAGGATATTAGCCTCCATCCCTACAATACCCTTCAGACCTTCTTCGTCATCGACGTTATTAGCCAGAAGTTCCAGATTAAACAAAGTGTTTCTTACCATGCACTCCTGAGCGTCATCCAGTTCAATGCTATTCTTAAACGTATGTATGGCCTTCTCATAGGCAAAAACATCGCCATCAGTCACATTATTCATAAAGTCGGCAACAATGCCACAAACGAGCTCCATGGTCACACCATTCTTACTTTTGGCCAACATCTTCAAACCATAGATATAATCATCAGCTATTTCGAAGGGCTCCTGGTCAGAAACCTTGCGAGCTTCGCGAATGCGCTTACATATACCTTTGAGCACGTTCTTTACTTTGCTGTCATCAACATCGGCTAAATCAAAATGACACTTCAGGTCGTACAACTTATATTCGTCGGGATGGTTGGCATAGTCAAACAGTACATCGTAATCCAGTCCCAGCTCATCAGCTGCTTCTTCATCACCATTCTGCAACTTCTCAGCCATAGAGTCGAGCCAGTTCTTAAACTCCTCTTCGTCCAGGATAGTAACGTTAGCCTCTGGCACCTCGATAGTCTGGCCCTGCTTAAAATTCTGAGTTTCACGAGTGCGACGAAAAGTGCAATACTCACAAGTCATATCCTGATTCAGGAAGAAATGCACCTTTACCAATTCCGGATGCTCGATAGCCTTCGTATCAAATGGCAGAATGTCGCGAACTTCATCAACACTCAGGGGCTCACTGCTGTAGCTCCATGACTTACCGCTCTGACTCTTATTCAGACGCAGACGGTAGTAATGGCTAATCTGCTTCTCTGCATCACACACATGCAAGTAAATGCACTCCGGATTCTCGGCCAACACCTTTGCGGCAATCTCATTGCGAACTTCATAGCTGCTACCTACGATACCCTGACGGCCATGACCACGCTGTAAATTGTTTATCTGAGTTTTCATAACTTTATCTCCTATATTTTAAATTAATGATAATTCGTGTTTAATTAATGGTAATTCGTGTTTAGATCTCCCAACGCTTTTCGAGGTAGTCCCAGATAGCGTGTCCGTCCAGGTCAGTCACAGCCTTCCAGTCGGCAGCTGCTTTCTGTTCACGCTCGAAGTCGGCACGGTCATTCTTCAGACACTCGTTATATTCCTCGATATCCTCTGGGTCTGCATCGGCACTCGGTTCCACATCACCCCATGAGCTAAACAGTTCCTCCCACTGCTCGAAAGTCTTGATGTCGTTACCCAGCGTCACCAGGCTCAGTGCTGCATCATGCAACAGGCGGGCATAGTCCTCTTCGGTCTCGAAGTCACACTCTGTGTTGACTGCATCCTCCAGCACGAAGTTGCCACGCTCTAACTCTACGGTCATTGTGCCACCCTGAATGGTGACGTTTACCTGCTTGTTTTCGTTGTTGATTGTTACTAACATATTTCTTTTTATTAGTGAGGCTCGCGCCTCGGTTACACAATAAATTAACTTTCACGCTACAAAGATACAAACTTTATTCGAATTGACAAAATAAAATTGTATTTATTTTCGCTTTTTCTTGAAAGTTTTCGGGTTTCTTTACAAATTCATTAATTTATGGACTCATAATTACATGAATTGATGAAATTATGGTTTCACCAATTCATGCTCTTTAGCCCACCACTCGGCACCCGCTTTCAGGCACTCACGCAATATCACCGACACTTGGCGGTAGTTCTGGGCCGTAATCTCGATAGTCGGATGTTCTGGCGTTCCACCACCGGCCTGTATCGCCACGAAGTCCTGACGGCCCTCCACCTCGGCAATGGTATGCCCTTGGCCTTGCAACAGTTTCAGAATCATATCCCGCTGATGTGGGGCCGTCGGCACTATCTGGATGTTCATCCAGGGATATTCGTTCGCAGTCAGAACGGGGAACTGATGACCATGCTCCCCTACTGCCTGACTTACACTAAATGTATATTGAAATTTCTCCATACCTTATATTATATTATTTATCCTTCTTCTCTGCATGAAACGCGGGATAGGCATTATCACGGCGCACACTGTAAGTATGCGGATAACGGCTGTTATCATCCACGTTCTGCACACGATACTCCATCACGAAGGGATTGCTACCCAGCTCACCACGTCGGATAGAGAATTGATAGTTATATTCCACACCAACTATCTTACACTTCACGAACCGGCCACCAATTATTTTTCTGGCAATGGTCTGCCCTTCCTTGAAACTCGGAGTCAACTGCTCCAGCACATCGCCTAACGTCACATCCTTCAACTCTGGGCATTCTTCATCCATACACTTGCGCCATGCCGGTGGCAGCACCTGGAAAGTATAGTCGCTGATGTCCTGAAGGTAGAACTTCTCAGCGTCGCCATGATAACGGTTGCACATCACTATCAGATTGTGATACACATACCGACGCAACTTATCAGGTGCATTCTGGGCCATGAGCCACGAGCGATAGGCACAGCGAAGATAGTCAGGACGGCCCTTCAACAGTCCCAGGTCGAGAGCGGTTTTGTTATCCTTAAACACCGCACAGCGTCCACGGTCATCGCCATAGTTCTGGCGGTTGCTTATCACGCGATCCAAAGCCTTCTGACGGCTATCAATGCTCTTCCACATATCCTTATCATTCGGGAAGGAATAAGCACCCTGCTCCGTCTTGATACGAATCACCTCCGGAACCTGCGAAAACGCGGGAGTCACAACCTCGTAATGTCCTTTGTCAAATTCCTGCTGAAGCACCTCAGCGATTTTTTCTTTCTTTGCCATAGTTGTATTGTTTTGCAAAATTAATAATTACTTCTGATACTACCAAATGTTACCTTATGCACTTTTACGGCCCTCAATGTCGAGAGGATTAATATTATATTTCTCATCGTCACGCTCGCCGATATCTACCAGCAAATCCAGATAGCCGTTATCAGTCAGATAATCGAAACCAATCTGCAATGCCATCCAGTTACGCTGAGATCCTGTCAGATAAGCCACCTCTTCGAACAGTCGGCACTTAGCCACTGCAATGGCCATTTCCTTGGTGTCGTACTCACCTATCCAGCCACCCAGGTTATATTCACTCTTGCGAACGTTATACACACGCCACTTACCATTTTCACGCTCCTCATAGCCAATCAAAGGCACAGCCTTCTGGTTTTTCTTCAGGCGTACATAATACCAGAACCATTCACCCCAATGGTTAGCGTCGCGAACCAACTTCACATAGAACGGCTCAACGTCCATCACTCTATAATAAATATTCAACTTTGCCATAGTCTTAATGAACTTATGAATTAATGAAATAATGAATATATTACGCTGCTGAGATAGCTGCTGCGATTTCCTTCTGACCATACTTGCAGAAGGAACGGCGGCGGGCATTCTGATTGATACGTTTCATCACGCGGATGTTAGTATAGCCAATGGCCTTCAGTTCCTTCAACAAAGGAGCATACTCTTTTGGCGATGCTGGCTTAGTGAAAGAAGCAATCCAGGGAACACAGTCGCCATGCTGTCCGACGTGCTGATAGCTCATAATATGCACATAGTTGTAAGAGATCTCAGGGAAAACGGCGATTACGTCACCATCCTTGAACTTGCGGAAAACTACCTTTGTAACCATAATCAAAACTTGTTTTGTGAGCCATGGGCTCGGTTAAACATCAATTTCACGCTGCAAAGATAGGTATTATTTTTGAATTGACCAAATAAAAACCTAATTATTTTCGCTTTTTCTTGAAAAATTTCGAGTTTCTTTACAAAACTTATGAATTAATGAATTAATGAAACGAAACCCAACCAGCAAAAACTTAACTGATTGGGTAGAGGAGTCCAGACTATCCGAAATGAGAGAAGGCATAACAAAGGGCCATGACACTGGCCTCGCCAGCGGAACTGGAGATATCGGCAATATGATTGAGGTCATTAATGGTCTTATCACCTTCGCCATGCTCCTTCATGGGCTTAATCTTTACACACTCAGGCATCAGCACCTTAATCATTTCTTCGAAACGGCCCACGTCGTTGGTATCACCACGTCTGGCAGCCACTTCGTTGGCATGCTGCACAGCCAATTTACCATCCAGAGCGGAAAAATAATTCTTGTTAGGGATATTGGGATTATACCAGTGATCCACGAACAAACCGGTGCCACCATGATTGTGACCCAAACCAAAGGTAGTGATACAATAACGCGGCTCGCCACACAGTTCCCAGACAGCACCGTCAACTATCAGATACCGCTTTGCACTATAGCGATAATTCTTCAGGCAGAGCTCGCGAGTCCGGTCTGTGCTGACAGTAAACCATGGGCGTATCATCCTGGAAAGTTTCTCTGGCATAATATCGGCTTCGCCACCACCTGAGACAATATCCTGCATACGCATACGGATATAGAGTTTCTTACGGAAACAACGTATCTCAGTCTTATTCTCACTGGTATGGTGATAGTCAGACAGACGGAAGGCCACAGGAGCCTCCTGGGACGTTACAGAAGGCACAGACAGCTTAATATCTTCCTCCTTATGCTTATAGCGAAGTTTGCGGCAACGAGGCGGCAAATAGGGCTCGTAATAATCAATCTTACAAACAATCTTAACGTGTTCCATAATTTTATGAATTTATGAATTAATGAAATTAAATCTCGCCCAACTGGTCACAGTCGGCAATAGTATAACAGTAGTTCACATCCCAGCCAGTAGTGGCACCACGCGAACGCAGTTCCAGGCTGATATCTTCGCACACATCTTCTTTGCAGTCGAAGTCCATGCCATTACCCTTAGCTGTCCGGAAGTGCTGGACTGCTCGCTCGGCTATCAGCTTTTCAGCATTAGCCCTGAAACTCTCCTCAGAGGTACAAATGGCCATCAGTACCAGACTGCCAGTAGATAACCACTCATCACCTTCGTATAATAACCACACCTTAGTCATAACTCAAAAATTAATGTCTCATATATACTTCACGCTTGATTCTTTTCAAACACATAAACTCATTCATTTCCTGATAGTCGGGGATGCCAATAATATGGCAACTGATATTGCGGAGATATCTGTCAGTAATGGCATTCACTCTCATATACCTGGGAGAGCCATACTTCAGACGCAGACAGAGGCGAAAGCTCTGAGCATTTATCTCTTTCCGATTCTTACCATTCAGACGCTGCTCACGGCTGATTATAGGCTTAATATATGGATGATTAAATGCAGCCTTGAACATAGGATAGTCTATCTGCATCACTTGTGCCTGCTCCAGATTGTAAGATTCTGGATGGATGTCTGACCACTCAAAAGGTCGGGCCACCTTGCGGAACTCATAATCGGGATATTCACCGGTCACAGGATCCTTGGTGTCGTACACCCATATACCCTTGGCCACTGCTTCCTCCAGACTGGCACAGGCATGGTCACAGCCATCGACGTGACAGTTATACGCATCGTCGAACCAGGTGCCTGGCATGTCAATCATAAACCAGTCATCCAGAACCTGCTTTTTGCTGTTACCATGCTGGTGCCAATCCTTGCGCACACGAGTAACAAACACTATACTCCGGTCGCCACGAACGCGGGGAGCATGAACGTAAACAGTAATCACCTTAGCCATAACGTAATGAATTTATGAATTAATGAGCTGCATCGTAGATCTCCGGTTTGCTGCTGACATTATAGATATAGTCGCCACAGCGCACTAACTTAGCATCGAGACCGTAATAGAGATTCTTCATGCCCCAGGTGGAACCAGAGCGATGGAAGTTAGGGAACTGACTGAGACCGTATTTCTCACGGTCGCTTGCAGGGAGAGTCCTGACAGGATATTTGCCACGCTTCATAACTTAATGAATTAATGAACTTATGAAATTAGTGAAATTTCGCACATCGTATAAAGAGGGTAGGGGATGGAGGCCGTCAGGCAGCCTCCGTCCGTTCTGCTTCCATCAACCGGCCATCAGTCCAAACCACCTCGATACCCTTCTTACAGAAGATGTCCTCGGCCTGGTAGATATAGTCGTTATCTATCCAGAGGCCATAGAAGAGCACAGAGCCCTCGACTGGATCCTTCGGAGCCACTGGCTTACGGTTGAGCCATTTGGCACCCATCTGGGCATCATGGCCGTACAGTTCGCAGTGGTCGGCATAGCGGAAGAAGATAATACTCGACTTCAATCCAAATCGATCCTTCAGCTTATAGAAGGCATCGTGATTGAGCGCACAGTTATGACGAAGAAGCTGCTCCTGACGTTCGGTGTCATCGTCGGCACGCTGATTATTCGCAGACTCTATAACGGGCACCTGCTCGGCCTCAGTCTGGGCCTCCGGCTCGATGGTGGCTGTCTGCTCATCGGCAGACAGTCCAAACCACTTGCGAAGCTCGCTGACAGCCTCCGGATCGGTGGCCTGCCATTGCTTCTGGGCCTTATTCCAGGTGGCACCATGAGCCTTAATCTCACGCTTATGGAAATAGGTATCTTTCCAGTCGTCACCAACGACAGCCACACCACCGTCAATCTCCACCAGGTGCAAGCCAGCGGGTGCATCCCCGTTTTCCCCGTTTTCAGCCACGCTGACGGCCTTTTTACCACCCTTCGGGCTGTTGGTCGGGTCTGGAGTCGCGGGAGTCTCAGGAGCCACGAAATAGCTCGTATTAATAAACACGCGATAGGCCAGCGTATAACGAGAGACATAGAAACGATCCTTATCGAAGTTATACTCACCGGCGTATAACTTACCATAGTCCACTCCCAGATGCTTGGCCAGGTCGTTGGCCACTGAGTTATCGAAGTTCACGTAGTCGCCATCGTTTTCACCCTCGTAGGCTACCACCTCGGCTATTTTGACATAGATAGCCTGTTTGGTCTCTTCGCTCATGTGGCGACGGGCTTCCACCTCCTTTGTACGGCTACCCATATACTTCTGGGCGAAGTCCGTAAACTCGTAGTCCTGAGTATAGCTCAGATCCTCCATACCATTGAAACGGTCGCCATAGGTGGCAAACAGTTCGAGATCGGTCTGAGCGTCGAACTCCTCAACCGTCGGGCCATCAGTCCAACAAAGCTCCCAGTCGGCACCCCATCCGTGCTCCTTGGTCAGTGTGAACTTCACACCAGGGAAGGCAACCTGAGCCATCGCCAGGATGTTACGGCGGCGGCAGTAGTTCAGTTTACGCTCGGCAGAGGCATGGGCCTTCGCTTCAGCACTGCCACGCTTCATACCGGCATCCACGAGCTTGCTCCAGGCAGCACTCACGGCCTTCTCGTAGGACTCAACCTCCTCCATATATGGAGCCCACTTCTGGCACTTGGCCTGGTACTCAGCCAGACGCTTCTCGGCAGCCTCACGCTCTTGGCGCTCCTTCTCGGCCTTCTCTTCTGCCAGCTGATTCTGGATAGCGGAAATCTCAGGTTCAAAAACCTGTGAATAATTAAGCGCACTATAAAAGTAGCGGCAGTAGTCGTAGCCCTCGGCATCGATCATATACCAGCGTCCGGCCTTATCCACCACGACGGCAGCGATAGAGTAAATAAGAGCTGTTTGCTCCTGGGTCAGGTTGTGGCTTCTCAGCTGTTCCTCGGTCAGGTCATCGCTATAAAAACCACCCTCCAGGCCGTGCTCCTTCACCAGCGGATCGCACTCCTGATAGGTCATGGGCAGGGCATCCACCTGGATCACCTTCTCAACCTTCATCAGTCGGGGCTCCTTGTTGCCATCCTCCTTGCTGAACTCCACCAGCCAGCGAAGTTCGTGACGATAGCCACCTTCGCCCTTCAGTCCGGATGTCACACCCCAGACGAAATCACCCTCAGCGGGCACCGGACAGCCAGCGTTAGCGTGCTCGTAGGCAGCCAGAGAGTGAGCACAGAAGTTTGTGGCCAGATACTCTTCAGCCTTCTTCTGGATGATGCTGCGAGCCTCCAGCTCTGCCAGCTCCACTGTGGATTCTCCGAACTCCTTGATGAAGGCCAGACGGGTCAGCGGGGCCATCACACCACACCAGCCGCACACACCCTCGTAGCACTCGGCATCCTCCTGGTACTGAGCGGTCAGCTCTGAATTGTTCAACACTACGACCAAACGGTCAACGATCTGCGAGAAAGAAACATCGTACTTCATATCTCAAACGGAATTAGAAATTAGACAAATTAGTGAAAAATCTCAGGGACTATAAAGAGCGTTTTAAGCGGCGGGGGCCATCCTGTAGCCCTCCACCTTCTTACATAGAGCTTCAGCCAACAAACAAGCTGTGTGTGCATCCCAGCCGTGAGCACGGCGGCAGTAGTTATACGCACGAGCATAGAGCTCCTGGCGCGTACTATCCAGTATATCGCGACGGTCATCGCCCAGAGGCAGAGACAGGATATAAACCAAGTTTGTAAACGAGTTACAGAAGTGGTCGTTATAGTCGTTTGTGTTACTCAGGGCCTTGCGAAAATCGACGGTCAGACCTTCGACAGTAACCTCATATTTCTTCAAATTTGCCATAGTCGTATATATTAATGGATTATTATTTTTGTGAATATTCTCAGGGCCTATAATGGGCTTAAATCGCAGTAGTGAAGTGATAGTTAAAGAAGATATAGATAGCTCCCCAGAGGGCCAGAGCCAGAAGGCTCCAAGAGGTCAGACGGGGCCAGCGGTCAGCGATGGCGGCGACAGTCAGAGCGAAGCGCAAAAACAGGCGATAGAGGGGCGAATTAAGTTCGCGGATCTCCTGGCGATATAAACGGGCGTAAGTACTCATAATATGATGAATTAATGAATTTATGAAACTTGTGAATTATCTCAGACTCTATAATTAGCACACAGCGAGTTTTAACTGGCCTCTGACAGTATCAAGATCCTCGTAAACGGCCTCGCCGTTACTGAAGTGGCCCACACAGCCCAGACGGTGCTCAGAGCACGCCTGAAAAACCTCCTCCGCTTCATCCGTCAATTTCTGGAACTCGCTATAAACGCGACGGATGATGTTTTTAGCCTGGATTTTAGACAGGCCATTATTGCCAGTCCAGTTTTCACTTATAACGTCGGACTCATCGACAGCGTAATTTCCGGTCAGGTCATAGTCAGAAACATAATAGCCCTCACGATCATAAACCTTCAAATTTCCATCCCAGTCAAAAGTGGCACCACTGTAATAACCTGAGACAGTTTTAGCCGTCACCTTGATATTCAGAGAGAGCCCACAAACGACCACACAGACAGTTTTCTCGGCGATATTTGAGCCTGGATAGTTACGATCTCCATCCCATCCCTCGGAGTCATCCCAGCCCTTCTCTTTTAGCATAGAGACAGCGGACTCCTGGCACCACTCAGCATCGCTCTGAGTCTGGCACTCATCGAACTGTCCCAGCCACTCCTGGGGCCAGTCGTTTGCATCGATATCCTCTTGTGTGATATACTTATTTGCGCCGAAGGCAAATATTTTACTCGTGTTCACTGAAGCGAAATTAGCTGTAGCCATAATATACTTTTTTTGTAAGTTTAAAACTTGGTGAAAAATCGTAGTAACTATAATAGGGCCTATTTATTAGGCGGCGGCCCTTGACTCCTCCTCAGAGCTGTTTTCGATATCCCACTCTAAATCGCGCTCAATACATATAGAGATATAGGAGATAGCGAACTCTGCCTGTTTTTCCAGGTCAGAAAAATCCCACTCACTTGCATCGATCTCCCAGGTACTTGCGAAGTCGATGACAGCCAGGATCTCGGACTCCATTTTACGGAGCCATGAGTCAACGGAACTCTGTGAAAAACCGCACTGGCTATAAACAAACGTGTTCCAGGGATCACGCTGAATATCACTCGGAGTATAATACTCTAATTCTTCTCTGACTGCCTGAATAAGCTCAGGGGCGTTTTTTTGTAACTGAATATCCATATCTATAAAACTTTTGTGAGGGCTGGCCCTCGGTTATTAATTAACTTTTGACGGTGCAAAGATACAAACTATTTTTGAAACTTGCAAGAAAAAGCGGAAAAATTTTTGTTTTTCTTGAAAAGTTTTCGTGTTTCTTGACAAAATAAACGTTTTTTGCTCGTTTCTGAGAGAAAAACCGGTGATATTTCGCAGAAGCTATAAAACGGTGAAAAATCGCAGACTCTATAAAACTGTGATATTTCGCAGGCCGTATAACGTATATATAATAATATAGGGAGCTCGCTGGCTCCCTCTGACATCCTTCTGTGCTCCCTGACATCCTTCTGTGCTCCCTGGTTCCTTCTGTCTGGTTCCTGACATCCTTCTGTGCTGTGATGGGATGACAGAGAGCTCCCAGGGCTCCCAGGATGACAGGCAGCTCCCTGACATCCTTCTGTGCTGTGATGGATGACAGAGAGCTCCCAGGGCTCCCAGAAAGAAGGCCGGCCAAATTTGGCCGGCCCTCCATCCTTGCAAAAGTTTTATAGTTCATATTCGTTGTATCTCTGTGCGGGTGATCCGTTTACCTGAAAAACGCCATTTTTGCAGTTTACTGAATAGTTACGGATGCAAAAAGCATCAAGGGCCTCGTTTATAGTCCGGCGTGTTGTCGGCGTGTTCCATCCACCTGTATTAATACATAAACGGTTATTTTTGAGATCCAGGCCAACGACCTCGGTACGGTGCAAAGTTACGCGGAGGATCCCGTTATTAATTGATACTTGCGTATTATTAGAAATACGCTTAACTGTATTAGATACGCCGTTAAAAATTACGCTATTATAAAAACTGCGAAGTGCTTCAAACTTTGTCATAATTGTATGAATTTTAAAATTAATAATTATATGATTTAATGAGAGGGCCGGAGCCCTCCGGCCCTGTGAGAGTGTTTTATTTTGAAATTACATCCAGTCGGATCTCCTCTAAATTTGCGAGGTCAAAAATAGCTTTTTGACCGTTACGGAGTCCCAGAGAGATCGCAGTTTCAAGATCCTGACAAATTACAGTCGCGTCCCAGTACCATTTATTTTCTGTAGTATCGAGCCATCCACCGAAAGCGTTTATTTCTCTGTGCTCCATCGCGTATTTAATTACGCGATCCAGGCCCTCAAAATTGAAACTGTTTTGAGTCTCAGCGACGGCGACAGCGAAACCAGTTTGAACCGGCTGCAAAGTATCGACAGAAACGGTAAAACCGTTTGGATTTTCACTTGCAATCGCAAGCAACGAACTAAAATAAAAACCTTTTGCAAACATAAACGAATAATTTTGTGAGGGCTGGCCCTCGGTTACTAATTAACTTTTGACGGTGCAAAGATACAAACTATTTTCGAAACTTGCAAGAAAAAACGGAAAAATTTTTGTTTTTCTTGAAAAATTTTCGTGTTTCTTGACAAAATTATATTATATACATTATTATATATATATGAATTAATGAATTTATGAATTAATGACAGAGAGCTCCCAGGGCTCCCAGTGATGACAGGCAGCTCCCTGACATCCTTCTGTGCTCCCTGGTTCCTTCTGTCTGGTTCCTGACATCCTTCTGTGCTGTGATGGATGACAGAGAGCTCCCAGGGCTCCCAGGATGACAGGCAGCTCCCTGACATCCTTCTGTGCTCCCTGGTTCCTTCTGTCTGGTTCCTGACATCCTTCTGTGCTCCCTGGTTCCTTCTGTCTGGTTCCTGACATCCTTCTGTGCTCCCTGGTTCCTTCTGTCTGGTTCCTGACATCCTTCTGTGCTCCCTGTGATCGATCCCAGACCGGAGGCCGGAGGGCCGGAGGCATATTTGCACCCGATCCAGGGGGACGGGGGAGGGGAGGCGCAACCACTGTGGCGGCGGGTCTCGCGTGAGATAGGGGTGTTTTTTTTCGTATGGTTCCTCTGATTATCAGAAAGTTACACACATTTTTCGGCAGGGTGCCGCAAAAGAACCTCGCGGAAAGAGCGGAATTTCCTTGATATAAATCAAATTTAGAACGGAGAAAAGAAAAAATTAATTTTTTCAAAGAACCGATAGGGTGGTAGTTACGGCGAGTAACGGGCAGTTACAGGTAAATGGTTACGTCGAGTAACGGGTAAGTTGTCACATGGTACGGGGGCAAAATGCGTAACTTTGTAGCGACAATAAAAGATAGGATTATGGCAGTACAGTTAGACAAACCTCGCAGACCGATAAACGTAGTGCTAAGGTCGTTTGCTCGGCAGGCCGTGCAGCAGCTGGAGAGTGACTTCAGGACGCAGCACATCTACCCCTACGAGATTTACCCTGGCTATAAGCAGGTGAATGAGCGTCGCAGAATGAAAGCGATGGCAGGCTCAGGCGACTGGTACGCCACCGGACAGGGTATCAACTCGTTTCAGTATGAGGTGATGTCGGCTGCTGAGGGCAACGAGACCATCCGCATCGAGTTTTTGGATCACTTGCGGTTTGTGGATATGGGTACTGCGGGCGGTAAGCCTATCGAGACCATCCAGCGCCAGCGCAAGGCGAAGCATAACAAGCGCTATGTGGCCGTCTGGGACTCTCGCGGTGGCGACCAGCACCGTCCATCAATCATGCGTGAGGCTCGGCACATCGAAGCACGTATGACCAACTATCTTCAGGACTTCTATGGCCGTGAGGTGCAAGCAGTGGTCTATAAGACTTTCGCAGGCATGAAGGCCATCGACCTAAACGTATAAGCGTATGCCAACAAAACAGCCATCCACATCGTATCAGCACATCAGGAACTACACCGAGAAGTTCCAGTGGCGCGATAAGACTACGGGCCTATTGACTACAGGTTACAATCCTCCGCTGGGGGCGAAGGAGTTACAGCGGGTGCCATTCCACATTGTGTATGTCACCAAGAGCGGACGTTTAGAGCGGGGTAACTGCGTATGCCTGAAGGTTGACCGTCGTAAGGGCATGCGCATGGTGCAGTTCTTAGAATCGAACCAATTCCGATGGGTGTATGATATCCTCGTAATCGAGATCGACGGCATGCGCTTCTTTGCGCACTAAAAAAGCTGCTCGTTAAAGCAGCTTGTTTTTGCGATTGATCTCCATCCAGGGAACCTTTGGGAAATACTTACTAATGTTATCTTTGGTAATGGGTATCTCTATCCATTCGTCGGTACCCATATACATCACCTGAATCTGGAAGGGGAAGGCCGTGTAGTTGTTACCGGTCACTACACCACTGAGCCAGGGCGAAAAGGACTTACCCTTCTCAAATGGGCCAGTACATTCCATGCGCTTTGGTTTGACAAACTCCTGGTCATCAGATTTGATGCCAGTATGGAGTCCAGAAACCACATCACCAACGGCATTGACAATATAGAAATCCACCAACACATACTTCAAATCGCGATCGGCTGTGACCTTGAATTTGGTATTAAGCATCTTACGACCAGGGAATGCTCCAAAAGGATTGTCCGTAGTCAGTTTAAACTTCGAGAACTCAACCTGAGCCGAGGCAGAGGTGACGGCAATAGCCATCAGGAGAAAGGAAATAATTAGTTTTTTCATAAACGTATGAATTAATGAGTTAATGAATTAATCATCGGGTAGTTGTGTGACTTTGAGTTTTGCGCCACAGTCAGGACAATGGAAAATAATGTTTCCATCATCAGAAATCACAGGGGCCTTTGAACCATCATTGAGACTGTCGCCATGGTTCGTACTGCTTTGTTTCATCAGTTCGAGATCGAAGAAGTCGGTAAAGGGGATGCCAGTAGCGATGGAGAGCTGATAGACACGATAGACGTTGGGCGTATAGTTGACCATATCGTGAATAGAGGTGACGGAGCACTCCAGCAGCTCTGCCAGACGCTCGTAACTGAAACCATAGGCACGGAGCACACGCTTTGCAATGTACCAAGCGGGTGTAAACTCCTTATCCTTTGTTGATAACTTTGTCTTTGCCATAATCGGGAATAAATAAATATTTAAATTTCGGGGGCAAAGATAAGAATATTTTGTGATATTTACAAGAAAAAGCGAAAGAAATTTAGTAAAAGGCGAAAAATTTAACGAAAAAGGGGACGAAAAACCCCGCTCAGGAACGTTAGGGGTTCGAGAGCGGGGTTGGTGTCAATCCGCATATAGTTGTGAACAACAACTATGGGTTTCCGGCATCGGTGCCGGTATTGGGGTCGATACCAGAGCCAGAGGGCTGCTGTGGGGTGGCAGGCTCGGCGGTGGGTACAGTGTATTGGTCGGTGTTGATGCAGTTGAGATTGCGGGGCTGGTTCTGCTCAATGGCGAGTGCCAGGACATTCCAACCGCTGTACTTCGTGGCGAGACTGAGCCAGTTGGCCTTATCCAACTGGAGGCCAGCGAGGGCCTGCATGGTGGCAGCATCGTAGGTCTGACCCGTGATGGGACATTTGCCGGTATGCTTCAGTCGGGCGAGGTAGGCGAGAAGATCCTGCACGAACTCATCCATCGCCATCTGCACATTCATAAACTGTTCGTCATCCTGACGGGCGCTCTTGGCGAGGGAGGTCTGCTTGGAGCGCATCAGGAAGTAGATGGTGTGCTCGTAATTGACCACGAGATTGTTGGTACCTTCGGCATCAATAAGGATGCTGTAGGCGATGCAAGGCGACTTGGCGGTGTTCTGGTTGCGCACAAACTCATTGTCCTCATTGATGGCACGAATGAGGTAGAAGGCTTTCTCCTTCTTACCGTCCTTTGACTTGCGGTTGTGACCGATGGCATCGTAGAGCTCGGCCCATCGTTCAAGAATTACACTCAGGTTTGCTTTCATATCTGATGCGGTTTGGGTTGCTGTGGCACAGCAACATGCTTAACAGTTATTCCATCATATCCATAGGAGGCATGGGGGGCTTCGGCTTGCGAGGACGGCGAGGCTTCTTTTCGGCCTCCTTGCCCTTTAGGATCTCTTCAAGTTCACCTGGTCGCATGTCGATGTGGCGCTCTACCTTGGAGCATACGATTTTCTGTACGACACGCGCCCATGTAGAGGAGTTGCACGATGACTCGTTTTCGAGGATCGAGACGAAAGTACAGAGTACGAAGATAGCTGCTATGTACTGACCAAGGTGTAACCCTCCGAAATGGCCTAAGAGGTGGTTATCGACACCTTCTGCCAACAGGATGCAGAGCCAGACTATAGCAAGATCTGAAATCATCTTGAACATGTTGGCGCTTTTCAGTTTGCCATCGGCACCACCTTCAGGCACCGTGCGACGAATGCGACGGTTTAAGCGCCATGCCGTGAGGCAATCGACGATGACAGCAAACACACAAAGCAGGGCGTAGGGGAGCGTTGGTTCCATCCACGCCCAGACGATCCCCAATCCCATGGCAATCCATCGAGGGATGGAACTGAAGAAGTTCTGGAAGAAAGTAACGATACTGTTCATTGTTTCATTATTTCATTAAATCATTAATTCATTGAGGGTCGCTGTGCCACAGCGACATGCTAAACGGCGAGGGCCGCGAAGGGCGAGCCGTTGATGTCGAGACGGACGGAAAACTCGATGTCGATGAGCGAGGCATTGGTGCGGTCGGGGCCTTTGACCGTATCTTCAGGTACGATGTGGCAGGGGATCCAGTGACCAGCAATCATTATCCAGGCGAACTTCGCCATCAGGAACTCGTGCATGAACCACGCAGCCCACGCTTCGTCGAGCGGGCCAGAGGTGAGTTTCCACGTCTCATAATCATTCTTCTTAGTGACCAGGCCACGCGAGAACTGACCAAAGGTTTCCTGAATAGAACGGATGTACTGCTCCTGGGTGACATTCATTTCGGTCTCACGCATGGAGCGCACACTGACACTTTCGAGACAGCCCAGACCGTTGACAAAGCGGAACTGATAGCGGTCGGTCTGTCCGGCAGCCACGGCATAGACCTGACGACCATTAACGGTCTGGAGTCCGGCGGTGGTTATATTGACTACTTGTGAAGTTGGCCCGACAGTGACATTGCCGCTGCTGACGGGTGAAGCGAATGACAGTGGGCAAACCATAGATTCACCCACCATCACCACTTCTGGTTGTGTAGAAGGCTTGCGAGAGAAGTGCTGGGCCATCTTACTGCTACCGGCGAGCATGCGCTCCAGGTCGGTATAAGCGCCCATAATGCAATACTGAGTGGTAGAGAGCGTGACCACGCCCACATTGTCGTGTACCTCGCCATTCTGCATGTATTCGTCGCAGGCAGAGAGGGTGTAACCGATGCGGGGGTAGGAGGCAGGAGGCGTGACGGTGTACTCATACTTATCGGCCACGGCACGGAGGGCGCTGCTGATGTCGAAGTACAGGATTTCGCCACTCTCAGCGGGTGAAGCGAGCGTGAGCGCCTGACTTGCGAGGTCAACACCTTCGAGGAAGCACGTCACCGTGAGTTTTACACGGTGGAAAGCACACTCGCCACTGATGACAGCGGCCTGCACCTTATAGGTGATGGGTGAGCCTACGAGCGGCGATGCGCCTTGTATGAGTAAACCTTGTGCCATGTCGGTATTGCGTTATATCGTTATTACGACTTTTGTTCATTCGGGTTATCGGTGGTGACACCGGTCTTAGAGCGGTCGAGGGTGGTCATCGCCTCGCGCTGCACCTGCCAAACGAGGTGGCGATCCCACTGGTTGAAGCGGGAGAGCACTTCGAGAGGTTTGAGCATGATATTCAACTGCGGCGATTTGAGTATCTGGCGCAGCAGAAAACGTTCGCGGATGTCGGTACCACCATTGGAGCCTACCAGTGAGAGGGGCGACGAACCAAGCAGACGGGCATCGAGGCCGAGGGCCATGAATACCACGCTGGAGAGCTCGGCAGTCTCTTTCTCGTTGGCTGCTACGGCATCCTTCGAGTTGGCTTCTATCTCCACAATCTCAAACGATTTGTGTTCCTTCTGGTCGTTGCCCGTGAAGGTGAAGGCCAACAGCGACTGTCCGGCATTGTTGCGATTGGCGAGCCACTGGTTGATCTGCGTATAGAGTTTGTCGCGGATTTCAGACTGTTTCTTGGGGTCAGACTGAGCCTTGGCCTGAATAAACAACTGTTGCATGTAATCGTTATTCAGGTAGATCACGCGCCCGATGACATTGCTGTTACGCTTGCGCGAGAGACGGTCGGAGAATATCGTGGTGATATACTCGTAGATATCGCCACCAAAGATGGAGTACCAGGCTGGAGTCGGGTAATAGGGACGGCCAGCGGTGGGATAGACAGAAGGCAATACGAAATGTGTCGGACGATTCTCTAACGAGACATTCTTCAAACGGGCCTCGCGTACCTTATCCTCCAGGTCGCTTAATGGCGATGATATATTCAGCGACGGCACGGCATTGACGGGGGCATTATTCTCTGCACCCTGTTCGATGAAGTACTTATCGAGCCAACGATTACTACAGTACACGTAGTTAATCTTACCATAGTCATCCATACGCTCCATGCGGGTGGTATGGCAGGAACGGTGGGCGATACCCGTCACCTTGGGAAGCCAAACCGACGTAGATACTTCCTTGCCTTTGTCGTCGAGTTGGTGCTGATTCAGCAGCAGCTCAGGGAAGGAAATACCAAATAGTTCTTGGTCGAGTACTAAGGAGAGCCACGTCTGGGCGAGGTTGTTACGGTCTAAGAACTCCTGTACCTGCGGGTCGGTCTTTTGCCACTCCTGCAAGGCTTTCTCCAATTCATCAATCTGGCCCTGAATCGATTTCTTCAAAGCCTGAGAATCACCTTCCTTAGCACTGAGATTGAAGATTTGGGTCTGGAGGTCGATAATTCGACCGCGAAGCCACTGTCCTGCGTCTTTGTAGCGGATGAACTTCTGGGTGATGTTACCACCGACGTATTGGGTAGTGTCGTACATCGGCTGTGGGCCGAGACCGGCGCAGAGGTCGGCATTGAACTTGATACCAGCAGCCGTGTAGGGCAGCATGTGGGTAAGTAGTGCCACGAGGTTAGGCAGATTATTGCCAAAACCCCACTCAATCCATCCCAGGCCCTCAGTGCCTTTACCATCAGCACCTTGCATCGACTCGTTGCCGCTGCTGAAATAGAGCGTCGGTATCTGCTTGCGCTGCATCTTACCGTTCTGCTGGGTACCAGCACGCAGTTGTGCGCCGATGAAGTCGGCCCATGTGATGTCGCCAGGGCCATCCATATTATAATACGAACGATCACCAGGCATCAGGACAGAAAAACCTTTGCCGTGCAGTTCGGCAGCCTTACGGATGAAGTCGCCTGCCTTTACGCGGGTGATGACTTTGGGTGTTTGATTCTTCTTTGCCATAATAACAGCTTTTATTTTTGGCAAAGTTAGTCAAAAGGGATTTTGAGGTCGTGACAAATGAGTTTTGAAGGTCGCTATGACATAGCGACAGACTTAACCCTTTTTGCGGGACTTCAATTTGGCGTTGAGCTTTTCGGTCTCCTCGTTGCGGCGGGTAATATCTTCGAGCTGCTGAAGGATGGTGGTGTAAGGCTCGCGGTCAATGTCGGAAGCCGTCGCATGGAGATACTTTTCAAGGGTGGCCGTGGTGCGGGTGTAAAGTTCGAGGGGGTTGACACGCTTTTTCTTCTTATCCTTGGCCACGGGCTGCATCTTAAACACCTTCGGGTAGGTCTTAGCGAGGTAGTGCATCATGCCCTGCCACCAAAGCGTGACTATCTGCCAGTCGCGGTCGGGGAAGTTGCGGAAGTACTGCGCATTGTCGCTATGCTGGTTCGACTGATAGCGGAAATCGTGCTTGGTCTTACCGGTGGTCTCATCGACGAAGGCAATCTTACGGCAGAAAATGGTAGCGAGAAACATTGCCTTGGCGAGATCCACGGCCTTGTATGCCTTCAGGAGGTCGCGAGGGAGTACCTTTTTGCCCAGCTGCTGCATCTGCAAGAGGTGATTGGACTGGTTAGAATACATTTCCATGTAGTCCTGGGCAAAACGAAAACGTTTCCAGGTGAAGCCGTCCATCAATGGTGACGGGCCTTCGAAGGTAACAGAGCGAAGGCGGTACCTTCGCCTACGGGAAATGCGCTCAAAGGGGAACAGCAGTAGGTTATCTTTCGACTCCGGAGAAAGCCAGTCGAGCATGCCAGGAATAGTGGCACCATGGACAGGATTCTTTCGAGGAGAGAGCCAGGAATGGATCTGCCACAAGTACAGAGCGAAGGGCTCTGACTTGCGAATTGAGAATTGAGAATTGAGAATTGAGAATTTCTTATAGACGATGCGGACGGTGTAGTACTGATCTTCGACGGCAGCAACGGGGTTGAGACCTTGCACGATTTCGAGGTTGGTGAGGGCAAAGAACACGCCCACCTTCACCTCCAGCATGTCGAAGGGGTGGTACTTATCGGAGCGCATGGCACAGTCCTGTAGAACTTCGGCAATGGCACGGAGTTGGGGGAGCGTGCAGCGGTTCCAACTTGTAGGGAGAGAAAGATTGATGTTCATAGACTACGGGTTTTAGGGTTGCTGTAGCACAGCAACAGACACTACAAGACATAGAACTCTACTTCGAGGTTGTTGAGACCATCTTTGGCAGAGACGTTATAGGATAGTTTATTGATGAAACCCACGAGACCGTTGATGCGGAAGCGGCGCGTCCAATGGTTTGGTACGTCGGCCACCTGAGCGGCAGAGCACTCAATGCGGATGCGGTACTTACGACGCTTCAGAACGAAGTTCATCAGTTCGGACATGAAGGTATCGCAGAGACCACGCGACTTGATTTTCTTCTCTATCTTTCCCGTAGTAGGATTGACCACATCCGGATTGATGAGTGGTGCATTGGCCCAATCAGGCTGTTTCCACGAACGGATCTTCAGACTGAAACGTTCGCCATCGCCAATACCTTCGTGTGTACCGTTATAGTCGAACTCATTACCCCACATGTCGAGCGAGTCGGAAGCGAGGGCATAGAGACCGGCGACGGTACGCCATTTGGAGTTGCAACCGAAACCGTCGTAGTTGAAATCGTAGGTCTGGAGGGTGGCATTGGTACCACCACCACGCATGAGAGCGATAGCCAGTCCCCAATCCATTTCTTGCAGCGGAGAGTTACCATCCTCGGTATCGCTGGGATCGTAGTTCTCTATCAGTTTCAGTATTTCGTCGGCATAGCACTCCACGAACTCAGAGCCGATGGACTGGCGTATCTTCTGCTCGATAAACTCATGTTCCATATCTTCGTCGATGAAGGCCGCGAGGATGGGCTGCTGCTTCTGCTGCTGATTGAGCGTCACGGTATTGCCACTGGAATCGGTATGTGTACCACTGGCTTGCTCGATCTCCACCTGGTAGTTGACATCGTTGAAGGTGACGGGCTGGAAGTCAGAGACGTATTCCTCTACAAAATCATCGTTGAGCTCAGAGCAATCACCCATTTCCACACCCTTATACTGACCCACCTCGAAGAGCGCCGGTTTCCAATCAGAGCTGCTGGTGGCATCGCCATTCACCTTGATACGATAGGCATTACCTGTGGTGAGGTCGATGTAGCACGTCTTATCGCGGTCGCCACCATACGCTTTCGGCGCACGGAAAATCTGCTCGTAGGTCTTGGAGGTGTCGGTGGACTTCTGAGGATAGTCGATATAGTCATAGTCCGTATCGTAATCCTTTACGCCATTCTTCACGTTAGCACGCTGCTCTTTGGCATCAGACTCAGCCGAGTACTTCATGCGGACACCCGTAATCTTCTCAGCCACCTTGTGCATGCTGATGACCTTACCAGGGAACTCGATAGGAGCCTCAGTCGAACGAAACACCTCGCGCACGAAGTAAGCCGTGACATGACGCTTCTCGTAATCGTAGTGGAAACGGATGCCAAAGGAGGCCCAGAGCGAGTCGAGCACCGTCTGTACCGATTCATCAGGGAAGTTGTCGCTATTGGCATACATCAGCATGATATCGGCCTTCATCGTCTCGCCGGTCTTGGTACCTTCTACGGTGATAGAGGTGACACCATTCTGACCAACGGAGGCATGACCATCATACGTCTGGTGCCTCCAAGGGTCATAGTAGTGGTAATCGCAATCGTCGAGCTGCTTACCCTTTACGTCTGATATCTCGAACTGACCACCACAACCACGAGAATCGAGCCATTCATTGATCTGCTGCTTGGTGGTGAAGAAACTATCGATATTGGGGTATTTCTTCTCTTCATCAAACTTACAGTGAGTCGTAAAAAACGCCAAATGTCTCAGATCTTCGACTTTTAGCAGTTCGGAGTTATCCCACGATACACCGAGATAGTCAAAGAGACAGTCGAGGAAGTAGAGCACATAGAAGCAGATGCCCGATTGCTGACGGTCGGCCTCCAGTACCCAATAAGGCCAGTGGTCATTAGGGCCTAACTTCTGCGCCTTTGGCGATACGGTGGTAGTGGTTTTGCCATCGTCATCAATACCATGGTGCGTATAGGCGACACGGGCATTGCAATACTTGGCATTGGGGTATGGTTCTGAGACGTTAATATACGACTGAGCCACACGCGGTTTCTTAACCACATTACCGTTACCATACGATACCTCTTCCTTCAGAGCGGCTTTTTCTTTGCTGTTGACCGTCTCACAGCGTCCAGGGAACGAGAAACCAAGGGCCTGGGGTGTAAATTCAGCCTCACTGGTACGATTGGAGGTGATGGAATGATCTTCGTCTGGTTTTTTACCGTCGTAGGTAATTTTGATGTTGAAATCGTAGTTTACCGAACACTTCACATTACCAATCTTCTCGCCGATGAGTATCTTATCCTTCACAGGGATGTCGCGGCAGTTGAGTTGACCGATAAGATCCTGCATAGAGTGCTCAGAGGCAGAGATATTCATCGTAAGAGCATTGTCAATCTCTTCATCCTCAGAGGTCACGAGCGTACCGGAGCGGAAGGGTTGGTTATCGACCACGATACGCATCTTCGTATGCTCCAGATTTACGGGACGGTCGATATTCGTCGGGTCATCGATATTACCCAACAGGAAGCGATTGCCCTCCATCGGCATGCGACAGGGGTACGAAAACATTTCATTGTCGTTAAACAACGGATTCTGGTCGTCGATATCTATCGAGAAATCGTCGGGGAGGTTCAGCGGGCGCTGCTTTCCATCCTTCAGGGCGGTAATGGCAATGTGGCTATTCATACTTACTGCTGTTTATAGTACAACTTAGCATTGGCTTGCACGGTGATGCGACGGTTGGTGAAGGAATAGACCATAGCATCGCCGGAAGCGACAATCTCCATGTGGCCATGGTCATCGAGACGGCCACCATTGACGTAGAGGGTAGCGGCATCGTAGCAGGTGATGTTGCCCTTACCAGAGACAAAGGCAAAGTCGCGGGCGGTGAGCTTACCCTGTTCGATGACGGCACGGGCATGACCTTTGACAATAACATCAGCACGGTCGGCAGCGACATGTACGGAACAGTTGTCATCGACGGTCACGGGCATATCGCCGAGGACATAGATACGATGACGGCCCGTGATGACCACCGGATTGATGGCCACGCCTTCGGGCTTATCGCCCACGAGTACCATACCACCGGAATTGGTAACGGGCGACTCGTTGTAATAGACACCGGCACGGATAATATCGGAGCGATAGACGGGATATAATTTCGAGAAGGCCGTGATGACCTGCTCAGGCACCTCATGGAGCACACCAGCCCAGAAGCGTTGCCAGGCAGCCACCAGTTCGGGGACTGACTTAGCCTCGCGGAACAGCTTTTGCGACTCCTGGCAGTTATCGCTCTGCGAGAGAATATCTATACACAATTCTTGAAATCGAATGAAATATTGCTTTTCCATATTTTTTACCACGAATTACACGAATTAGAATGAAACGATATTGGGAATTTCGAGACCGTCGTAGGTGGCGGTGACGATGAAGTTCACCTTAGCACACATAGGCCAGGTGGGAGGCATATCAGCATTGCGGATGCGAATGGTGCGCGTCATAGGCTGCTCAGGCCAGTGGGCATTACGCCATCCCTGGTCACTCTGTTTGTCGGCAGCCGTGCGGGTATCAGTTTCTTCGCCATAATTGCCGGTGTAACGCTCCCACGCCCAATCGGAGTCGGTGAGTTGCGAAGTAATGTCGAAGTTACCACAGAACAGACGCGGATCGAGGTAGAGATCAACCTGTCCTGGTATCTGTGCGGAGGTGGTGATGAGTTGGGCGTTGGCATCGTAGAAACGGATGGTAAGATCGGCCACACCATAGAGCATCTTCCAGACAGATGAGCCAGGATAAGGTTCATTGTTGGTGCTGGAGTTGGCATTGAGATACCACTTGCAACCACCATAAGTAATCGTAGGATAGGCGCGAGAGGTGCGGGTGTACGTGACCGTCGGATCCCATTCGCCCATAAACACCTCATGGATGACAGCACGGGTCAACAGGAACGAAGCAGATGTGGTATATACCTGGTCGCCATCCTCGGTATGGATGGTGCGCGAGGCAGCCACGACAAAGACGGCACCCAGCTCAGGCACATCGGAGTAGTGGAAGTAGAGCGCCGACGGAATGCCATCGGGATATTGTTGGGCCATAGCTGCATCCCATGCGGCATCGGCAGCAGAGTTGCCAGACTGACGGGTTATGGTCATCTGATAGCCAGACTGCACAATCTCACCACTAATATCTCTCAGCAAAAAATCAGCACGTATCTGTTCATCCTCGGCAATGGTACCATCAGGAATAGACAGTACGATTTCTACCTTATCAGAGAAGCGGGTGAGCTGTTCGATGACACCATAGATATAAGCATCCTTAGTAACAAACGACTCACCATTGAACTCCTTACGGTGGATGGTCTGACCTTCATCATCGGTCACAAGCATGGTGAAGCCGGTGAGGTCGCCCCAACCTCCCATAAAGCAATGATCCTCCCATTCCCAGGTGTTGACACCTTGGAAACGAGCCATATAAGTAGTGGTATAAACGAAGAATGCCTGACGCTCCGGATGATTGTTGTCGAACGAACCAGACACACTGAGCACGCTCCACTGTTCAGGTGCTGGCGACCATACTTCGGGTTCACCTTCAGCGGTATTGAACTTACGCATCACAACGGTAACAAGGCCGTTCTGATAGATCTTATCACCATCCATCGGTGAATAGCGGGCATCCTTAGCGATGTAATAGGTAGTGTCGTCGATGACGCGCTCCACCACGTCGCCTACAGCCTGCACACGGCAGTAAATAGACATGAAGCCCGCACGCTGGATGTTACCGTGATGGTCGTCGCTGTTGGCAGTGGCATTCTTCGAGCCGTCCATATTCGACCAGAAGCCACGCAGGATATCGCCAATGATAAACTCACCAGGTTCGCCATCGTTCAGATCGAGCACGAACTGGCAGGTGTGGTTAGCCTGATTGACATCGATAATCTCCTTCACGCGGCCCTTACCCGCAGAGTCCCAACGGGTACCAGAGAGCACTTCAATCTGGTTGTATTTGATGGTGGGAACGGACAGCGATTGCGACAGTTCGAGCGAACGTGCGATAATGGTACCATCGGGCAGGATGCGGGCACCATCACGCGAACCGATGCCCACCTGGATATCTTTCTCGAAGTTGCCGACGGTGACAGCCTTCAGGATGGTAATGGCACCCTGGGCGATGTCGTCGTGGGTGCGCGAGAGGTAGCGCGTACCAGCCCATTTTGGAGTAACAACGGCATCCTCTGCATCATCGGCAGTATCATCACCTGCCACGAACTTCAGCGTCTTACCACCAAGTACGAGAGTAGTGATAGAGGCCCACGATGCGGTCAGTTTCTCAAAGACAGCCTCGGAAATGGTTTTGAGGAACTTCACCATATTGGTGGTGGCGTTGTACTCCCACCAGGTGCCCTCACCTCCGGAGGCAATGGCTTCGTCGGAAGCCAGCGAACCATTGTTGAACTGCTGTTCCCATGTGCGGTCTCTGAGTACACCACCATCAGAGGAAGCAGAGATAATACCCTGCGTATAGATGTAATAGAAATCAGCGGGGCCTACCTGTGTACCTTCTTCGTTCTGTCCGTAAAGGTCGATTTCCTGTGGCGAGAATACCACCTGAGCCTGAGCATCGGCAGCCGTGCTCTTAGGAATGGCGATATAGACCCAGCGCTTATTATTGTCGTGGAACACCGTCGGCGAGGCAATGAGCGGCCAACGGCGGTAGTTGTGGGCATTATCATACTCCAAGCCAGTGATACCCTTCATGTAGCACATCACCATGGAACCGCTGGCGCAGTTGGCATGGATGTAGTTACGATCACCGGCAGCGTTGAGCTGGATGAAAAGGGCGCTGGGCGACACCCAATAGTTAGTGGGCTGGGCTTGGGTCATACTTTCTTAGTTGAGAGTTGAAAGTTGAGAGTTTAGAGTTAGGACAGGGCAGGGGTGACGAACATCACGGAACCTTCGGCGTTGTTTTGGAACTCAGGTTCGTAGTCATCACCCGACGCTGACGCATCGGAAGTAGTTGGAGCCACGTAGAGAGGTGAGTCTTTGAAGGCAGCCAGAGCCTTTTCATCGAGGTCGGACTGATGCGTCTGAAGATACTCTGAGAGGTCGGTCACACAGCGCACAGCCTCGTTGTGGGCAGCCGTGCGACGGGCATCATCGACCTTGATAACTTTAGTACGCTCTTCGAGGTGACGGGCCACACACTTGCGCAATTTATGAATTAATCGATTCATCAATTTATCATCGGTGCCCTTGGTAGCCACCTCTATGAGATAGTCGATGAAGTCCTCACCAAAGATGGGGCCTAAGACATCCTCCTGAATGGTGCGGAGGTCAGGAAGCATCTGAATGAACTTCTCACGGGAGTCGTAGATATCGAGATATTCCTGAAGCACGGTGGCAGAGGGGATGGCGAGACCGGCTGCGAGATAGAAGAAACGACTCTCCTTCCATTTCTCGGCTATCTCTCTCTTCTCGGCAGCTGCAACGGCTTCGGGGGAGTCGGCATCATCAGGCGACGGATCGGGTGACGGGTCGGGCATGGCAGCGACATCCTTCGTCCACTGTTCCAGGAGCACCAACAAACGATTAACGGCAGCATGGGCCTCCGTGATGCAAGTGGTTTTATAGTCGCGCACGGCTTCGCGATCGGCCTTACCATAGTCATCAGCCGTAGCCATATTCACACCAGAGCCATTAACGCTGACAGCCTGGATATTGACGCTTCGGCCCAAAGCATCAAAAGTGACGACACGCTGGGCAACAGTCAGCAGACGGGCGTAGGGTGGGAGTGTAGCGCCCTCGGTCACTTGCTTAATGAACTCAGAGATACCATCCTCGCCACTGCGAAGCGTCTGGTAATACTCCACGAGGGAGTCATAGAGTGGCTGACCCAACTTCTCTAAGAGGAAGTCCTGTTCGCTACTATCGAGGAAACCCATAATGGACTCGATATGATCAATCGCGTTGGCCGGAGAATAGAGACGGAGCTCTTCGGTGGTAGATATTAACATGATATAAAACGTTTTATTTGCCACAAAATTAAAAAGTCACGGCCATAAGGTCGTGACAATTTCAAATGCGAAAGCCCGATATTTTACTTCTGGAGGTACTTCAGGATGCCTTCGACATGGAGGCGTTCGATGGCATGCTTACCAGCATCGGACAATAGAAACTCCACGTCGCGCTTGTTATCCTGGAAAAGGTTTTCCGTCAGGACTGCGGGACAGTTGGTGTGGGTGAGCACGTAGAGGTTGGCTTCGTAGTCACGATCGCCATCGCTCTTATCCATACGAATTGGTGTCTGGTTCTGTCCGTACTCGCCACGCAGTTTACCGTTGCTGACAATCTGCACATACTCGCGAAGGTTGGTGATGGCAGCATCGTAGAGACATTCAGCGAGGTTGTCAGCCTTCGTCTTACCAGGCGACGTGTAGGCGGCCCAGCCACCGGCACCATGCCACTTACCATCAGCACCTGCGGCATTGAGGTGGACGCTCACGTAGATGCAATCATACTGACGGCACAGGTCGTTGACCAGACGGCAGCGCATGGAGAGCTCACGCGACTGTTCAAGTTTGACATCCTTAGTCTGGAGGTTCTGAGGCAGATAGCCGTCCTCATAGTCGATGGCGACATTGTAACCGTAACTGCGTAACTTAGCTGCTATGCCTTGGATCCTCTCACGGCAATAGACTGCCTCACGAATGGAACCATCAGGCGCACACTTGCCTGGTGTACTGAGCAAGTGCGGCGTACCGAGAATAATCATTGTTTGTTTCATAGATTGATGAATTTATGAAGTTATGAATTAATTATGAAGGAACTTATTGATGAAGTACTGCTGTCCCTTGGGCGTAACCTTCGTAACAAAGTGACTGGCCATTTCGCCATTCTCTGAATGCACGCCTTCATCGACAAAGAACAGGCCCATTTCAGAGTATCGCTGCATCGGCATATTGGAGAGCGTTAGATACTTGTTATCGCGAAGCCAACAGTACAGACGTTTCTCGCCAATATCATAACCATTCTGCTGAAGGAGTTTGGCCATATCTCGCACGAGGATGTTCGTCTTACTGCCAATGACGGCATCTGCAAAGACCACCTTCGGACGCTGATCTTCCAACTGTTGTTGCTGTTGTTTGTTCACCAGTTCCAAACGCTCCTTTTCTTCCTCTGCCTGGACTACCATCATCGCCAGCTGCTTGCGCGACAGTTGCTCGATGGAGTAGGAGCCAGTACGACGAATGGCAGGCAGCACATCAGACGTAATCCAGCGTTTGAACTGTTTGGCTTGCGGTAACGTTGAACCGAGAACCAAAGAATACATTCCAGATTCATTGACAAACGAAACCGACACGACCTGCACGGCATCTGTACCGTCGGCCTTTTTGCCCGTTACCACCCCTATGTCGCGTTTTGCTACGTCGGGGTCATCAACATGTTTAGCAAGTGCATCACGCCCATTCTTATAGCCCAGCGCACGACAAAGATCCATCGCGCAGAACTCCGGATTGTCGAATGACCCTGCTGTGCGAATTTCACCAAACTGCGGATGATTGAAAACCTGAATATTATCCATAATCGGGGAATTTAGGAGTTATCGGGGAAAAATTATCACACTGACAATGAAGGTGAGTTGGCATTCTGGATGTAATACAGCATGTTATGGCTGGTACTACAGCTCAGTGGATTACCTTCGAGATCAGCCAACTTCGTATCATTGACATGTTCACCCTTCAGATAGCACAATTCACCAAGTAGTACCGGAACAGCACCCTCAGAGCCAACATTATAGACACGACGGCTATACAAGCTGACAGTATCACCAATTTCCTGAGCTGCCATCGGACGCATCAGTTCCTTACCGAGATAATAACCGGAGGCAATCTTTGTACCCGTAGGATAACCAGACGTGCCAGTAGTCATATTCTTACTGTTATAGACTTTGTTATTATAAGAGCTCGGCGTTGACGTACCTGAAACATGATATTTCTTCACGTTACCGGTCTTAGTCCAACCTTCAGCAAAACGATAGTAAGGCGACGTAGAGACATTCGGCAAAGCACGCTCACGGGCATACGACCAACTCTGTGTCATATCGTAAGCTCCCAATTCACCAACAGAGACCATCGAACTGGCCAAAGAGTCCATGTTATCCATGATACCATCAGGGCCGAGGTCGTACTTGAAGTTACCATCCTTATCGTAGAACTTCAACACAGCACAACCGTTAGAGTCGATGCCCAGAACAATGTTCGGAAAACCGAGACGGCCAAAGAAATCAATCTCTCCATCGTGCATATCAATGTACGAGTCATCACCCGTTGTTTTCAGTTTGGTAACAGTCAACTTATCGGTGAAGATCTCTTCGGCAAACATCGTATCGACGATGGTAAACTTCAACTTATTACCCTTTTCCCAATGTTCGGTATCGAGGAATGGGAATGTGTTAGAAGTATAACCAGCAGCAGATGTACGCTTCTTCATGCGGAACCATGTCATACCACCACCAAGGCCCTCTAAGGCACGAACTACGTCGCGCTGACCGTTACAATAGTAGTATGTGACACCAGCAGCCCATGTACCACATGGATTATGGCTGCACTCTGTAGAGACATCACTTTCATGCTCTACCCACTCGGTTGCCATCGCATTCTGCTCCAACTTGATCATGCAGATTTCTACATAGGTCTTATACATCCTAAACAAGACTTTTTGTATAGCCTCTGTAATAGATGACTTCGTTTGGAAAGTCACAGAGTGGCGAGTCCAACCGAGATTGTCACAATCATCATCATCTTCATCCAACTGCCAACAAACATTAGCATCAGATACAAGACTACTCTTTACAATACCATCCACAAAATAGGTAGAACCACTCTTAACAGCGGACGGATAGAGGAAAGTATATATCTGAGAATTGTCATTAACACTGATAATACGCCACCAGTTGACAGTCACATCCTCACCTGTATCACCACCAACCAATGCAGATTTATAGGCATAGAAACCGATTTTATACGTGTCAGATGTCGTAACGGTTAGCGTACCTGTTGTAGTAGTTGTATCTACCTTAGAAGTTATTGACGCTTGAACTTGCTTACTCCAATCCGCATTAAACAAATAGCCATTCAACTGCACCGGTTGCGAGGCAGCACGAGCAGCAGAAGAGCAATGGCCATTGAACTGGAGTTTATAAGTACCAGCCTTCAGATAGATGTCCTGGAAATAAAAACCATAGGTATGGTTTGTTTTGTTGATATAGCGACGAGTACGGGCATAGAATGAAAGTGTGTACCATTCGTTACTCTTGATCTTCGCCAATGTACCTGGTTCAAAAACGAGCTGCTGAAGAAAGTCCTTTTCAGATGCAGAAGTAGGGAATGCGCCAAAAGCATTCATACCACCACGAGCCTGTGGAATCACTTCACCTTTATTCTCAATACTACCAAGATTATACATCCACTGATCCATGCTGTCCTCAGAATCAAAGGCTGTCTGCTCCAGGAGATTGGGCTTAACATCTGTATCACGCATCAGTACCAGACGCAGGATTTTCTTATTCTGCGAAGTATCGATAGTGTATTGAATATAGCGACACTCCCAAAGGTAATTATTCTTTCCCGTCGGTGCCGTAGGACAATTAGCAGAGCCACGCTTATACCAACCATAGGTTTCAGTCAAGTAAGTGGTCTGAGGAGGTTCAATAGTTGGAGTCTGGCAATAGTAAGACTCATCAGATGAAATACCGTTACCAGTATCACCATCATCACCATCATGTGTATGGCTGACACAATCACCATAAATTTTATCTGATGCCACACTGGTACATTTGTAGATGGCTGTATGATTCTTTCCTGAGTCACTTGATGTACCTGTAACTACGAAATAATCACCAACACGGCAGACTGTTAAATCACTATCACCTGTTCTTTTGACGAAGTTTTCGTTATGTCCTATTGCAGCATAGGAATCCCAATTTGCATCAGTATAAAGATTATTTCTGATCAGCGTCAGAGCTATGCTATAACCATGGCTTCCATCACTACCATAATAGCCAATGCACTGACCATTTTCAGAAGGTGTGTAGGTCGTACCACCACCGCTATAGGTCAATTTTGTGCGCGTCCAAAGGTACGAGCCTTT